CCCAAGCCCCAATATATTCATCCCTATATGTTTGGAGATGATGCTAGCAAAAAGACAGGGCTATGGATGAGGGGCTTGGCTAAACTTGAACCTACCGATGAGATTCCACCACGAATAATCGAGTCTCCTTCTGGTCGCAAGTATCAGAGGTGGGCTAATCAATATGATTGTGGTAGGGACAACACACCAAACACCCCTAACCGCGCAAAAGAACGTTCATTAACTTATATGGGCATCGCTTTAGCTATGGCGAATCAGTGGGGCTAAAAGATGGGCTGGGATTCAATGACAAGATATACAAGTGGTCATTTTATAGACCATGTGTATTCAAATAATCAAATCGTTCGTATTGATAAGTCCGCCTCGCAATCAGCAGATTTATTAGAAGGGCGTACCTTTGATAGTCCTGTTCTTTGGACAGGGTCTACAGCTCCCTATAAACTTTATAATAATCAGACTTTAAGTGTATATCTTTTAGGTGAATCTCCTATTACACCTTTAGAAGGCTCAACAACAGTTTATGGTATAAAAATTGACCTAGTAACTCAAGAAAGGTTATATAAAACAGAAGATAGTTCTTACATTGGAACTTATGATGCAAAAACACTTACCCACAACAATCTAGGAGAGCTTGTAGGAGTAGATTATTATTTTGCAACTTCTATTCAAGAAGCAAAACAATATGCTGAGTCTAATAATATTACTTTTCCTGTACCTCTTGAAGTAGAGCCAGATGTATGGCTTTGGGGAGTGTACTATGGCTTAGAGAGTATTCCTCAAGTAATGAAAGCATATGTGGCTGTAGAATAATGGCAATTCTTCAAACAAAATATGTTGCTGTAGGCGCTTTTACATACGGTAGCCTAGCTAACTATGGCTTTAATACAGCTACCAGCATAGGAACTATTTCCAATACCTCTGGAGGTACTTCAAATGTTAATTTAGATTCTGTATATAGTGGAGCAGATGTTTATATATGCAATTGGGCTACTACAGATGGAGGTAGTACCGGGTCTGTTATACTTCAATTAACAGGAAATCGAGCTAATTCTGGCTGGGCTACAATGACAGTCGGAAGCACTACTTTTAGTAGAACTGCCGCAACCTATAGTTATGATAGTAGTAATAATCGAACATCTTGGAATTGGTCAAGTAATTCCAATCCTTTTGGCACATCAGGAAATGTAAAAGTAGAGTGGGATGATGGAGGCTCTTCTACTACTTATAGTCTTAGCGCATCCCCAACTACTGTAGCTAGTGGCAATAATGTAACGTTTAGCTGGACTGCCTCCACTAGTGGCACATATTACTATAATAGTACCTTCTTTGGAGGTGCTACGGGCACAGTAACTGGAACTTCGGGAACCTTTAGTGCTACTGCATCTTCTTCTTTTTCAGGGGCTCAAACTTCTGCAGCAGCAGCAACTTTAAGGATTGGGAGTACTTCAGGAGCTATTGTAGCTGGCCCTGTATATGTGACTATTGATAAAACTCCTGGGCAACCAAGTGTTGCTGCAAGCAGTATTGGAGAAACAAGTTTTGTAGGAACTGCAACTGCGGGCTCCCCAAACGTAGGAACTTTACAAGTAAGTATAAATAACTCAAATTGGTATACTTCACCAAAAACTTTTACAGGATTATCGGCAGGTACAACTTATACTTTAAGAGCTCGACAGGTAAATGGAGTAGCAATTAGCTCCCAGGGGACCACTTCTGTAACTACAGACTCGACAACTCCTACATTGGAGTTAAATATCTCTATAGGAACAGATCCAGTTCTTCTAAATTCAAGTACAACAACTTATACAAATAGTTTAACTGGATGTGGATCAACTACAAGATATTTTGCATTTTATACTGCAGGAGCTTCTCAAGGAAGTACAGCAACTTATGGCAGCTTAGGAAGCTTAGTGGGAAGAACGTATAATACTAGCAGTAGTAGAACACTTTATGGACCTTCTGCAAGTGGAACCAATATATCAGGACCGGGGAATAGCACAGCAGACACTGTTTATATATGGGCTTGTGCCACAGGCTTTACAATTCAAAGCAGCACAATCATGACTTATACAGGTTCTAGCTATGTAGTTGACCAACCAGACACCTCTATTACACTAACTCCAAGTACAACTAGTCTTACTCATAATGATACAACAACTAATCCTACTGTAAATGTTACCGGAGATACTTCGGGCACTCAGTACAGACTCTACACAAATGATATTCCTAGATGGGTTTCCACTTATAACCCTGGAGAAGCTGGTTTTACAATTAGTTATAGTGAATCAGAATTACCCTCCGCAGGAAATTACTATACATATTTTAGTCAAGCAAGAATACCTGCAACTAACGGGGGCTCGGGAACTTGGCAAAATACGGGCGATTCTTTTATAATAACACGACAGCCGCCTCCCGCAAATTACAGCGTTTCTGCAAGCCCTACGTCTATAAATGAAGGACAAAGCACAACATTTACGGTAACTACTTCAAATGTTGCAAATGGCACAACTGTAGGCTATACTCTTAGTGGAATTACTTCGGGAGACATTACAGGAAACCTTACAGGAACTATTACTATAAATAATAATACAGGTTCGGTACAAGTTACTTTTTCAAATGATGCTACAACAGAAGGCTCAGAAACAGCAACTTTAACTTTAGCATCTACAGATAGTAATAATGCAAGCACTGGTAGCCCTTCAGCTAGTGTAACAATTGCTGACACTTCTCAGGGATCGTCATCAAGTGGAGGTTCAGGAAGTCTTAGTACTGGTAGCGGAGCCTACGGGCTAGAAATACGAGGATTAAATGGAACAGCAAAAGTATTTACTCCGGGGCATAGAACTTTTAATGTAATTGCTGGAGGTAAACTAACACTTGGGTCAGGAGTTACTACTTACCCCACAGCGTTGACGAACTTGGGAAGCGCAGTATCCGACGAAACAAAAATAAGCATATTAGTTCTCGCACCTTTTGACGGTCAATTGATGATAAAACCTATAAGAGACGCAAATAATGGCCGCATAGGTTTTGAAAATACATCAGGATATAGTCAAACCTTTAGGTATCAAGTGCATAGAATAGGATAAAATTATGGGATACGGATTACGGGTAGACACAAGCAATACTATACTTCAGTTTGACTCAGACGAAGGATGGAAGTATGAATTAGCTCAAATAGGAACTGCAAGCTCTTGGACAGTTTACAATGATGAACTTTTATTTGTAAAATTCCCTACGCCTTCAAATAATAGTCATGTTGAGTACCATAAGCATACAGTAACAGATAATACAAACAATGAAGTAGTACAAATTCGACTTACAGGATCGACAACAGCAGCCTCTTTAGATTATGCGCTTCTAAGACCCGCGATTAATTCTTACGGAGTTACTTCGGCTAATCTATCTCCTGACACAAATCAAACTTATGGACTACAAGTTTATAACTCAAACAATGTTTTAGTACTAGATAGTAGAACTTTCGGAAATGCTAACTTTGAGCCTACCAGCTATTTTGGGTATAACTCTCGCAGAGGTTGGGGCACTCAAAATGGACTTTATACAGATCCTCAGAATGGTACGGGAGCTCAGCAGGAAGCTCTTTTAGGGGGTACATCTTTATATTATAGCACAAACTGGTCTAGGTTTGTTTCAGGAGGTGTTGGCTCCAGTTCTTTAGAAGGTTGGTCAGTAGCAAATAATTATTATAGAGGTAGTCAAGGCCCCTACAACGGAGTATATTATAAGCATCTATATACTGCGCCTTTTATTGGGACAATACCAATTATTAATTTTACTAATATCTTAAAAGGAGAAACTTTTAATGTCTGATATAACACATATAGCCTATGTACATCCTACAACTGGTCACATAAGTCAACTAGACATGGCTATGCCCAATAATCCAGAAGAGGGTCTTTCGCCAACAAACTCTGAAGAGTATATTATTCATATTCACTCTGATTTTGTTTGGCCTGTATTTGGTCCTGAAGATTCTCAGCAAAGTGGATTTCTAAAAAATTATTATTGGGATTTTTCCACCTCTTCTTGGGAATATCGAGGGCCTCCCCCAAATATAGCAGGGGTCTGGACGGGGTCTGAGTGGACGTATGATCAAACAGCTTGGTTAAATTATATAAGATTTCTAAGAGATAATAAACTAGCGGTATGTGATTGGACACAAATGCCGGATGCTGACCTTACCGAACTTGAAATCGCAGAAGCAAGAGAATACAGACAAGCTCTGAGAAATCTACCAAATATGATTGCAGCAACCCCGGAAAATTATTCAAGTGAAAATGTAATACCGTGGCCAACGCCTCCGAGTTTTATAACCAGCTGAAAATTAATTCTTGACATTTTAACCCTCTTAAGGTAGAATACACATTATGAGTAAAGAAGTAACTACAATTTCCCCAGAGGGACTTGAAATTGCGAATTCGTATTTACAGTTCGGGAATATTCGCGGCGTTTGCGAACATCTCCAGGTTCCTGAAAACAGGGTTGTAGAAGCTTTAAATAAACGCGAAGTTAAAAAGTATATTGACACAGTTTATCTTGACATGGGCTTTCGCAATAAGAATAATATTGCATCCGCCTTAGATGAGATGATACAATCCAAACTTGAAGAAGCACAGGATACTGGCATGTATTCTAATAAAGACTTAGCCGATCTTCTTCAAATGGCTCATAGAATGAGAATGGATGAGATCAAGGCCCAGGCGGATGCTGAAAAAGCCACTACAAATATTCGTAATCAAACAAATGTTCAGATTAACGACGGTAGTACTCCATTTGGCCAAGGCAACTATGGAAAGTTGATGGATAAATTAATAAATGGAGAATCTTGACGAGAAAGTTCATAAGCTTGAAGTCTTCATGTCAACACATGATGCACAATGCGAAGAACGATGGAAAACTACCTTCAATCGGCTTGAAGAAATAGACGAAACTTTAGAAAGAATCGAAGGCAAACTGATGAAAGTTGCTGGTGGCGTAATTATCTTTCTAAGCGGGCTAGTTGTCACTATGGGCGTAGCTCTATTGGATAAAATCTAATGGCTCGTACTACTATTAATAGTCTCGGCATTCCAGACGATACAATTGTCTCCGCCGATTTAGACTACCCTCTTACTGATTTTTCCTCTACTGGTATTGATGATAACGCCAGTACTACTGCACTTACTATTGATTCCTCTGGTAATATTACTGTTACCGGATATATTGCCGGACCCTCTACATTTACTATCGACCCTGCAGCAGTAGGAGACAATACTGGAACTCTTGTAATTGCAGGCAATCTGCAAGTTGATGGCACTACTACAACTATCAACTCAACTACAATGACTGTAGATGATTTAAATATTACTCTTGCTTCTGGAGCAGCAAATGCTGCGGCGGCAAATGGAGCGGGTATTACAGTTGATGGTGCTAGTGCAGCTCTTACATACGGATCTACGAATGATGCATGGTCATTTAATAAAAACTTAGGCATTGGTATAGATCCTGTAGAACTACTTCATGTCTATGACGGAAATATTTTAATTGAAGAACCTGACGCAAGCACAGGGACCGGTCTTGTAATTAAAAACGACTCTGCCAATCAATTAATAATACGAGGCGCAGGTAGTACAAGAACAAATCCCGGTGCTGCAACTGGAATGCCGCAAATCGTTTCTACTTCAGGTTACGATTTATACGTAGCCGCAGACGGCCCAGACGATGTTATTTTTACGACCGATAGAACAGAACGCATGCGTATCGCTGATGGTGGAGTTAATATTGGTACAGGGGCTCCGGATTCTAATATAACATTTGGAATAGACAATCAAGGATTTGTCGTCGCTCGCTACGATTTAACTGCGGGTGTTCCTACTGCAGGATTAGGAGGTGTTTTTTCAGCAGCTGCTAATGTCACTGACTTTAGCTCTGGAGACCTTGTGCTTCAGTGTAGGCCAGGAGTTGGTGGTCGATCTATAAAATTCTTTACAGGAAATACCTCAACGGAACGTATGCGTATCGACGACAGCGGCAACGTTAGTATTGGTGTATCTTCAGTATCACCAGTAATCTCTTCAAGTAAAACGTTACAATTAAATTCTAGCGGTAATACAACTCTATCTGTAAGAGCTATTGACTCTGTTAATGATAGAAGCGCAATTTTAGAATTATTGTCGTCAGGTAATGGTGTATCTAAGTCAATCATCTTATACGGTGACACAGATACAACACCAGGCACTGCTTCACCACTAGTCATTCAAAAATACCACTCCGGCGTGCGCTCAGAGGTAGGCAGATTTAACACTTCGGGGCATTTAGTTTTAGGCGACTCAACTACAGCATATTATAGATTGAAGTCAGGTGCTACTGGCACAGACGGCGGCATACAATGGATGTTCAATACTGATGCCACTGTTTTCGGTTCCCTGACCTTGCCTTATGACACTCGAGCCACAACAGGATTACACTTATATTCAGGCTATCCGATTACATATACGGTTCCAAGCAACAAAGCGCACCAATTTGTAACGGGAAGCAGTGAGGCAGCACGAATTGACGCAGACGGGATGAAGTTCAATGGCGACACAGCCGCCGCTAATGCGTTAGACGATTACGAAGAAGGGACTTGGAGTGCTGCTGATGCGAGCGGACAGGGTCTGACTGTGGCTACGAATAGAAGTTATTATATTAAAATAGGATCTCTCGTTTATATCAGTGCATCTATAGTGTTTCCAACTACAACAAATACTGCTAATGTTGCTTTAAATATTCCGTTTACCTCAAATGTTAATGGCTTTTATGCGGGCCATGGAGGACATGGCTATACTAACATGAATGATAGTATGGGTGACACACTTGTATCTGTAATTGAAAACGCTGGAGCAAATGTACTTTTTTATAGACATGGGGATCAGGCAATAAGATATTCAGATGTTAGTGGAGCTAGACTGGATTTTCATGCAACATATCAAAGAACTTAATTACCCCACTCGGAGATTGGGGCGGACCAAAGGAGAAAAGCAATGGCTTTAACAGAGAGAACAGAAGAAGATAAAATCGAAATTATAGGCGCATTTAAGCACGTACAAGTACGAACAGCTACGGTTATTGAGCGAGACGATGTAGAACTTTCAAGAAGTTTTCATCGTCACGTAATAAATCCAGGCGATGATACAACAAATGAAAGTGCAGAAGTACAGGCGATCTGCGCCGCTGTACACACTGCTGATATTATTTCAGCATGGCAAGCAGCACAAGCAGAGGCACCTACGCCTTAATTATTGCGGCTATTTAAAGGAGAATAAACTATGTTTAACTGGACTGTATCAGCAATGGACTACACCGTTTCACAAGACGGACACACCAACGTAGTCAATACCGTACACTGGCGTGTATCTAAAGAGGACGGAGATAACTCTGGCTCTTCATATGGCACTGTTGGCCTTGAGGCTCCGGGTGAGTCGTTTGTAGAGTGGGCTGACATTACTGAAGCTACGGCTGTTGGCTGGGCTAAGGCAGCTCTGGGTGACGAGCAAGTAGCGGCTACAGAGGCGGCTATTGATGCACAGATCGCAGAGAAAGCTACACCTACGTCTGGCACTGGCGTTTCTTGGTAAATGAGACGCGGTAGGCAACCAGATATTTACGAGTATCTTGAGGTTCGCATATCTCAGCTCTCGGAAGATATGAATAAAGCTCATAATGAATACGATAAACAATGGTATAATCGTTTAATTCAAGAGCTTTCGTGGGCTCAAAGCCAGAAGCATAATTGCTACTTAGATGAAGTAGAGCACTGGAAAGAAAAGTATTCTTATCTTCCCTAGAAGCATAATTGCTACATGGAGAAACTAGATGGCAGCTCGTCGAAGACGTAAAACGGCAAAAAAGAAACCAGTGCCGACAAACAAGAAGTTGTACTCGAGAGTGAAAGCGGAAGCAAAGAGGAAGTTTAAGGTATATCCTTCAGCTTACGCAAATGGGTGGCTTGTGAAAACTTACAAGGCACGAGGCGGTAAATACCGCATGGGGAGTAAATAATGCCAGGACATTATGGACATGGTAAAAAGAAAAAGCCAATGAAAGGCAAAAAGCGCGGTGGTAAAAAGAAAAAGTCTATGGGAGGTTTGACTGCAAAGCAGAAAAAGTTACCTCCAGCACTTCGTGCAGCCATTATGAAGAAGCGCAGGAAAAAGTAAATGGCACGTAAACCAAGTGGTGGTTTAACAAAATGGTTTAAAGAGAAGTGGGTAGATATCTCTCGTCCAAAAAAGGGCGGGGGATATATGCCTTGTGGCCGTAAAACTTCGAAAAAAGGAAAGTACCCTAAATGTGTGCCTGCTTCAAAAGCTGCTCGCATGACAAAAGCGCAGAAAAGGTCTGCGATTCGTCGTAAGAGAGCAGCAGGTAACCCAGGTGGCAAGCCGACTATGGTGAAAACTTTCACCAAGCGGAAAGCGAGAATGAGACGTGGCGGCAAAAAGAAAAGGTAAAAAGCGAGACCCTCGCTTAAAGAGAGCAGGAGTACCGGGGTTTAATAAACCAAAACGTACTCCTAGCCATCCAAAAAAGTCACATATTGTTGTGGCAAAAGTTGGGTCAAAAATTAAGACTATTCGTTTCGGTCAGCAGGGAGCAAAAACTGCAGGAAAGCCGAGGAAAGGAGAGTCTACAGCAATGAAGAAAAAGCGTGCATCTTTTAAGGCTCGTCATCGTAGAAACATTGCAAAGGGCAAGATGTCGGCAGCATACTGGGCTGACAAGGTGAAGTGGTAATGAGTGAAGAAAAAAGTTTTCATCCTGCAGATTCAAATGGGGATGGCAAAGTAAGTCCCGAAGAAGAGGCATTGTATCTTGAGTTTAAACGTAAAGAACTTGAAGATCAAGATGCAATGCGAGATGCACAACGAAATATGGCTTGGTTCTCTCTTGCTGGTATGTTGTTGTATCCCTTCGCTGTTGTTATTGCTGATGTTGCTGGGCTAGAAAAAGCTTCCAGCATTCTTGGTGATATGGCACCGACATACTTTGTCGCTGTCGCAGGCTTAGTGGCTGCCTTTTTTGGTGCCCAAGCATGGAGCGGTAAGAAATGATCAGTTTTATTTTAACAGTGTTTGACATACTATATGCACTTCCTGTAATTTGTTGTGTTTGTTCTGCAATTGCAGCAACAACTCCCACGCCTATGGATGATAAACTATGGGCAAAGTTTTATAAGTGGATTGATGTATTTGCATTGAATATCGGAAAAGCCAAAGAAAAATAAGAAGGTAACATGGCAGTAGAAATAAGTAGAAGAGATTTAATCTCCGAGCACATTGTCGATTTTCAATCTGAGACGAGGTTTCTCAAACTTCCAGTAGATCCTTATTTGGATCTACTCGGCGTTACACCTCTTCCGTCTCAAATGGCGATCATAAATGCGATTAATAACAATAAATACCGTTTTGTCACGGCAGCTATTTCTCGAAGGCAAGGCAAAACGTATATCGCAAATATAATTGGGCAGCTAGTATCACTAGTTCCTGGTTCACACATATTAATTATGTCTCCGAACTACGCCTTGTCTCAGATTTCTTTCGACCTTCAGCGACAGCTTATCAAACATTTTGATTTAGAGGTTGCAAAGGATAATGCGAAAGATAAAGTAATTGAGCTAACTAACGGTTCCACCATTCGGATGGGATCCATCAATCAGGTCGATTCCTGTGTAGGCAGAAGTTACGATCTTATTATATTTGACGAAGCAGCGTTGGCAGATGGAAAAGAAGCTTTCAATGTTGCACTACGTCCTACACTTGACAAAGATAATTCAAAAGCACTTTTTATTTCTACTCCTCGAGGAAAAAATAACTGGTTTGCAGAATTTTTTAATAGGGGGTTTACAGATGAATTTCCAGAGTGGGCTTCGATACGAGCAACTTATAAGGATAATCCTCGCATGTCTGAAAGCGATATCTCGGAAGCTCGAAAAAGTATGTCCGAAGCCGAATTCAAACAAGAATATGAAGCCGATTTCAATACCTATGAGGGACAGATTTGGAACTTTAACCACGAAGAGTGTATTGAGAACTTGGAAGAATTCCAAATTTCAAACATGGATATATTCGCTGGGCTTGATGTGGGGTATAGAGATCCCACTGCCTTTTGCGTTTTGGCGTACGACTGGGACGAAGAAAAGTACTATTTACTCGACGAGTACTTAGATGCTGAAAAAACTACTGAACAACACGCGACAGAGATTCGTAGACTTATGGAAAAGTGGGATATTGATTATATCTTCATTGACTCAGCGGCTCAGCAAACTCGATTTGACTTTGCTCAGAACTTTGATATTACTACCACAAATGCCAAGAAGTCTGTACTTGATGGTATTGCTCATGTGGCTGGCATTGTTGACAATGATAAATTGGTAGTAGACCAAAGATGCAAGGAAAGTCTTTCTGCTCTTGACCAGTATCAGTGGGACCCCAATCCAAATCTAGCACGAGAAAAACCAAAACACAATATGGCATCACACATGGCAGATGCACTTCGATATGCGTTATATTCATTTGAAACTTCTTCTACGGGCTTCTGAAGGGACCACAGAAAAATAGTAGTTGACAATTTAGTTCCCTCACGATATAATTTCGTTATTAAAAGTAATAGATTCAAAGATGACAGAGCTAAAACGAGATCCCGTAAAGTATATTCGGGACAAAGCAAAAGCAAGGTATGAGAAAGGGTCAGAGTGCTACATTTGTGGCGTAGATACTGAACTCGACTTTCATCACTATTACAGTTTGAGTCCTCTCCTTCAAAAGTGGGTTAAAGAAAAAGGTTACCACATGGAGGATATTCGGGACTTTAGAGATGAGTTTATTAACGAGCATATTGAAGAGTTGTATGATGAAACTGTCACAATATGTCATGCGCACCACTTAAAATTGCATTCAATTTATGGGCGTAACCCAACACTACATTCAGCGCCTAAACAAAAACGTTGGGTAGAGATTCAAAGAGGAAAGCATGGCTTGGTATAACTTTTGGCAGAATAAAGATGTGGAGGAAAAGTTAAATCCTGCACAGCCATATTTTACCGAGAAAACTATCTCGTCACGAGAGCCTACGTTTAGCTACGAGCGAGCGTATGAAGATTTAGAAATCGTTAATCGTGGCGTAAATATGATTGTAGACGATTGTGCAGAGATAGATGTAAAAGTCGGACTACAATCTCCTGGGAATAGTGTAGTAAAAGGCATTAAGCGTTCAAGAGTAAATCTTCTTTTGAACAAAGAACCAAACCTTTTTCAGGATATTAGCACATTTCGTCGGAATCTAATTACAGATTATATTATAGATGGAAACGTCTTTATTTACTTCGATGGAGTACATCTTTATCACTTGCCTGCAAGTAAAATGACTATTCATGCAAGTGAAACAACTTATATTGATAAGTTTACTTATAATGAAGCTGTGAATTATTCTCCAAGTGAGATTATTCATATTAAGGAAAACTCTTTCTACTCAATCTATAGAGGAGTTTCTCGATTGAAGCCTGCGCTCCGGACAATGGTTCTTATGAAGAATATGCGGGACTTCCAAGACAACTTCTTTAAGAATGGAGCTGTTCCGGGTCTTGTACTTAAGTCTCCTAACACCTTGTCTGAAAAAATTAAAGAGCGCATGATTCAATCTTGGACAGCCCGATACCGTCCTGATGCAGGGGGTCGTAGACCTCTTATTCTTGATGGCGGAATTGAAGTAGATTCCATCTCAAATGTAAACTTCAGAGAATTAGATTTTCAAGCGGCAATTTCTGAAAATGAGAAGATTATTCTAAAAGCTCTGGGTATACCCCCGATCATGCTTGACTCAGGTAATAATGCAAATCTTCGCCCAAATATGCGAATGTACTACCTTGAGACAATTCTTCCCATAGTACAAAAAATTAACCTTGCTCTTGAAAGATATTTTGGTTTTGAGTTAACCGAAGACGTGACTGAAATTCCAGCACTGCAGCCGGAACTTCGAGATCAAGCACAGTATTACTCAGCTCTTGTTAATACTGGCATTATTAGTCCAAACGAAGCTCGTGAAGCACTTAACTTCGAGCTGATTGAAGGATTTGATGACTTAAGAGTACCTGCAAATATTGCAGGAAGTGCAACAAATCCAGACGAGGGTGGTCGCCCTATTGAAGAAGGAGAAGATTAATGGCAGTTCGACAAAAGCAACTTGTGCTGGACACAGCATATAAGCACTTTAAAGAGTTTGAGCTACCTCTTGATATTGACTACAAATCATATATGAATATTGTAGGATCGAAAGATGCTATTCACGCTATTTCGGTAAAAAGAAGTTTTAAGGCATGGAAGTTCCTTACTCATGCACTTAAATTGAAGCACCCCGAATTGGGTAAGAAACCGGAGCCAGCACCTGCTCCGAAACCTGCACCAGAGCCTAAAAAAGATCCACTAGAAGCTCTGAGCAAGGCTGCTCCGGCAGAAGAAAAGAGTGAAGACTAATGGAAAAGATTTTTAATCTTACCTCCACTTTCAAAGCTCTCGATGAGGATGATGGAGGAGTTCACATCTGTGGTATGGCGAGTACGAGTGATTTTGATCGTGCTGGAGATACAATTGACGCAGAGGCGTGGACTAAGGGTGGTCTGAACAACTTTGAAAAGAATCCTATTATTCTTTTCAATCATGACTATAACAAGCCGATCGGACGCGCAACAGGACTTAAAGTCACTGAAAACGGTCTTGAATTAAAGGCGAAAATTTCTAAATCCGCGCCTGACCATGTGGCGCAACTTGTAAAAGAAGGCATTCTTGGAGCTTTTTCTGTTGGTTTCCGAGTCAAGGATGCTGATTATCTAACGGAAACTGACGGATTAAAGATTAAGGATGCTGAGTTGTTTGAGGTGTCGGTTGTTTCCGTACCCTGTAATCAAGCAGCAACTTTTTCTCTGGCGAAGTCATTTGACTCTATGGAAGAGTATAATGAGTTCAAGAAAACTTTCACCAATCGTGTAGATCTAGCCGGTCAGTCTCTGGCTAAGGATGAAAATTCATCGGTAGCTAGTGAAACACCGGACGAAGCGGAAAAATCCGCGAAAGAGGAGATCATTATGTCGGAAGTACAAACTCCCGAAGTCGACTTGGAAGCTTTTGCGAAGAAAGTAGCAGAGGAGACTGCTGCTAAGATCGCTATGAAGCAAGCTGAGTCAAAGGCTGCCGAAGAAAAGGCAGCTCAAGAAGCAGAAGAGAAGGCGGCCGCTGAAGCTGCTGAGAAAGCTGCTCAAGAAGAAGAAGTCAAGGCTGCTGTAAGCGTTGGTGTTGAGTCAGGTGCTGAGCGCCTGATGGCTGACATCGAAGCTAAGCTGTCTGAGAAGGATGCTAAGATCGACGAAGTAATTCTGTCGTATCAGAAGCAACTGGAAGAGAAGAGCGAAGAAATCACCAAGATGCGTGAGTCTAAGCGTGTATTCTCTGATCGTTCAGAAGGCGACACCATTTCTAAGTGGGGCAAAGAGTTCATGCACGCTCACCTGCTGGGTGTAATGACTGGTAAGGGCATGGAAGGCACTTCTTATGGTCGCGGTATCATTGAGAAAGCTGGTGTAACTTATTCATCTTCTGCTCCTAACATCGCTACTGAAGTATCTAGCCAAATTGAGAAGGAAATCATGCGTGAACTGCGACTGGCTCGTGCGTTCCGTGAGATCCAGATCAATTCTCAAGCTCAAGTACTGCCCATCCAACAGGATACAGGTCTGGCTACGTTCCAGACTGGTGCAGCTACTTCAGGTAATTTGCAGACTCGAGGCGGCGCTGCTCCTCAGCCTGCTCAGGTAGTTCTGAAGGCTTACCGATTGATTTCAACCACGTTGATGGATAACCACGTTGACGAGGAAATCCTGATCAATCTGATGCCTATGCTCGTAGAATCAGTTGCACGTTCACACGCTCGCGCTGTAGACGATGCTCTGCTGAACCACGTAGCTACTGGCGGCTCTGATGACTTTGATGGTCTGATTAAGCTTGCTGGCACGAATACGTTTGATACTTCTGTATCTGCTGCTGCTCTGGCTTCTACTGCGGTAGACGCAGCCGACTTCCTCTCAGCCCGTAAGCTGATGGGTAAGTATGGCATGATGCCTGATGAGCTGGTATATGTTGTATCTCAGAAGCGTTACTACGATCTGATCGCTGATGCCGGTTTTGCCGATATCACTGATGTAGGTTCTGACGTTGCTACCAAGCTGACCGGTCAAGTAGGTGCGATTTATGGTACGCCCGTAATCGTATCTGACAACTTCCCTGCGGAAGCTGAAGATGCTTGTGTTGGTCTCGCAGTCAACGTTCGTAACTTTGCAATCCCACGTCTGCGTGGTGTAAATGTTGAGCAAGATTACGAAGTAATGAACCAGCGTAACGTTATTGTTGCTACTCAGTCTCTGGGCTTTAACCAGCTCGTAGCTGATACTGCAGCTGACGTATCTGTAGTTCGACTCGACGTAGTAGCTTAATTGCTGCATAAACTGGGGAGGTTCGCCTCCCCAAGTTTTTATTAATTGACTCTATATGGCAAATTTGATAACAGTAGAAGAATACAAAGAGTCTGAAGGCATTGAAAAGCCCAAGGATGATTTGCGCTTAAATTATCTGATTCCTTCTGTGAGTCAATTAGTAAAAACTTATTGTGGAAATAGTTTTGTAGATTACTACTCTACAAATAAAATAGATACAATTAATATTGACTGGGACACTCATATTGTTCAACTAACTGAAAGTCCTGTAAATACGATTGTATCTGTAGAAGAAAGAGATACTTACGAAGATTCTTATAATATTTTAACTACTGCTGCGCATGAATACTATCTTGATTCTGTTACAGATAGTGTTATTCGCACAACAGGTGGAAGTAGTTATAAGAATTGGAGACGTGGCCCAGGAGCAGTTCGTATAACTTATACTGCAGGATACGCAAGTATTCCTGTTGATCTTCGTTTAGCAGTTACAGATCTTGTTACTTACTATTTAAAAGATGAGCACAAAGAGCGAAGAACTATTGCGGGTGCCAGTATACAGAACCAAGCAAGCACTAGTCAGAGAAATAATGTAGCTTTTCCTGACCATATTAAAAGAGTGCTAGATTTGTATAAAAACTTTTAATGAGTAGCCCTAAACTAGCGCAGTTTTTAACTAAATTAGATTCTGAGCTTAAAAAAAGTTCGGACGATTATAGAAGAGTTGTAGCAAATAAAAGAACCCATGTATTTACATATAGAGGTTCGAAAGTTAAGCAGACAATTCGTGACTTATTAAATCGATCTTCGGGAGGCACGGCAGAAGGGCGGCAGGCGTTAAAAAACATAGAGCCTAAGTTAGCAAAACTAATAACTACTTTAACAACGGATGTTAGAAAAGCTTTTGGAAAAAGACACAACCCCTCAAAAGGAATCACTGTAAAAAATATTAGGGGCGGAGTAGTAGCAGTAGTAGAACAAGTAGACGGAGGTTCTAAAAATAACTTTGATAGAGTTTATCAAATGTACAAAAAGCCTCTTGATAAATTTTATAATGATTTTATAAAAATGCTCGGGGAGCCCTTAACTCGTCCTAGTAGCAGTAAGCCAGGAGAAACACGGGACTTAAAAAATGCAGGACAAGTTTTTAACTTAGAGCATGAAGGTGGAAGCAGTAACATTGAAGAATTCTTAAATAATGGAGTACACGAAGCTTTGATGGAAGCATATGGAGATTCTACAATTACTCCAGAAATTAAAAAAGAGTTAGAATCCCAAGGGCTGGGAATGATTTTAGAAATTTATAAAAACTCAAAAGACGGAAAAATTGACGTAGTGTTAGGTAGTCAGATTCTTAACGCTATACAGGGTGGCGGAAAGGAAAAAGCCCTCGCGAAAAAATTAGAAGAAGCAGTAGCAAAGTTAAATATTGCAGAAATACAAGGATCAGATAGTTTAGCGGAAGGGCAGCGCAAAAAAACGCTAAAAGTTTTAATAGACCCTTTTAAAGACAAGAAAACTTTAAAAACTACTAGCGAATCTACAAAAATCAAAGAAGGGCCGCCTGGCAGAAAGAAAATAGCTAGTAAAAATGTAATGGATAAAAGTACGGGCAGCCCTATAAAGAAAAGGCGAATAGCCTCTAGAAAAGCCCCACAACAGAATATGGGAAGTATGTTTGCAATAATGGCAATGCTAAATCAAAAATTGCCGCAAACAGTAGAAAAGAATATGAGAGCGCCCGGCCTCGAGAGCAGAACGGGAAGATTTGCTAGTAGTGTTAGGGTAGTAGATGTATTAACTACTAACAAAGGGTTTCCAAGTGTGGGATATACTTACGATAAAAGCCCTTATCAAGTTTTTGAAATGGGAAGTGGTAGAGCCCCCTGGGCAACGCCTGAAAGAGACCCTCGAAGGGTTATTGATGCGTCAATAAGAGAATTAGCAACACAAATGGCAATAGGAAGATTCTATACTAGGAGAGTTTAGTGGCGGTAGTTACAAAAAACAGAGAATTTTCTAGCCGACGTGCCGCTATAACGCAAGGACTTGCAAATAAACTAGAACTTATAGATGGTACCGGTTATTTTCAAACTTCTGTAGCAGAAGTAAGTCCAAGACTGAAATTTTGGGATGAGGTAGAAGAGTTTCCCGCTATTCATCTCAATGCAGGTTCAGAGCGACGAGAGTATCAAGGCGGAGGTTATAAAGACCGTTTTTTGAATATAACTGTTCGTTGTTATGTGAATCAAGAAGATGCAGTAGAAGCATTAGATGAGCTTCTGGAAGATGTAGAAACTGTATTAGAAGATAATAGTAGATTTGAATACTATGATAGACGAGGGGACTTAAAATTTACCCACCAAATCACAATCATCAGCATAGATACTGATGAAGGTGTATTAGATCCTTTAGGAGTAGGAGAAATACTTATAGAGGTTCGATACTAGAAACGAGCGACACGAATCAAAGGATTCACGTTCGCCTCTTTTCAAAGTTCATAGGAGATAAACTATGGCACAACAATTATTCTTTAGTAGAGACTCAAAACTCTATGTAGAGTTTGATAGTAAGTTGTGGGAAGTTCCAGTTCTTGACGGGTTCAGTTTCTCACAGTCTACTAATACGTCTGATATTACTCTCGCAGAAATGCAGGGTGCAGACGGTATCAGCCGTCGTGGTCGACGACTGTTTACAGACTCTCTGGCTCCGGCTGAGTGGTCTTTTAGCACATATGTACGTCCGTTCTACACGAGTACTGAGCATCACGCTGTAGAAGAAGTTCTATGGGCTGTAATGGCCGGTGCTGATAAGTATGGAACTATTGGCTCTCAAGGTGCTTTGGCTACTCTTGATTTCAGCTCTGCGGATAGTGCAGGCGATCGAACCCCCGGCACCTACATTATTGATAGTGATAACTCACTTGTAACAGGTACTCATGGAGGTACTGCAGGTACTTTCCAAATTATTGTTAATGCTGCAGGCAATGCAAGCGATGTACAAATAGTAAGTGGTGGTACAGGATATACTGCTGCCCAAACTTTTATTGTTCCAGCCTCTTTGATTGGTGATGGTACTGGGTCTGTTACAATTGACATTGATGCAATTGATGATGATGCAACAACTGGTTTTTATCGTAATTCTCAGGCGGATTCAAACTCAGACTTTGGCAGTGCCGTAGCTATGCCTACCGATGCGGGACAAACTATTAACTTTGGTCAGTCAAACCGTGCGGTACTTGCAACCTGTAACCTTTATTTTGTAATGGAAACTAGCACTACCAACCCAATGGTATACAAGCTGGAAAATGCTCAAATTAACGAAGCTTCTATTGACTTCGATGTTGATGGTATTGCTACAATTAACTGGTCAGGTTTTGCAAAGAATATTGTAGATAAGCAGTCCGCAGGCGTGGTAACTGTACAATCTGGTACAACTATTACAGGCGCTACTGCAGGGGATATTTTCCTTGATAGCAGTGCTGACTTGAAGATGGGTATTGCTACCGGGGCTACTACAGCTAATTTTGCAATCGATGCGGGTGTTGATCAAACTTCAGCATTTATTCGAAATCGTTTGACTCAGTGTATCGTAAGTACTACTGATACTACTGCCTTCCCTTCAGGCGACTATAGCCTAACTCTTACCGGAGGTAACGTAACAGTATCTAATAACATTACTTATCTGGTACCGGAAGAACTTGGTAATGTAAACATTCCAATCGAAGGTGTAACGGGTGGTCGAACTGTAACAGGTAACTTTAACTGCTACTTGACGCTTGACACTACCGCAGATCCTGCGAATGGCACTCACAAAGGCTCTTCTGTAGAATTGTTTAACAACATGACTACTTCTGGCGAAGGTTTGGATAAAGTTGTAAACGATTTCCAAGTAACTTTCCAAATTGGTGGAGCAGTAGATGGGAATCCACGTCTTTATGTAAGTATGCCGAAAGTACACATTGATGTACCAGTACACTCAGTAGAAGATGTTATTTCTCTTGAGACTGGATTTGGTGCTTATACGAATGACTTCGACAATGCGGACGAAATCGTACTTACCTACTATGGTAATGAGGATAGTGGAGCAGTAACTAGCTACCCCTAATCTAACTTAGTCTACCAAAACCCGCTTCGGCGGGTTTTTTCTTTCCAGGTGGTAAAAATATTTCTTGACATTTTTGCTGCCTTTCGTTATAATATGTGGTATAAATCAATAACAACTTTCTTTTAAGGACAAATGTATGACGGATAAAAAACCTGTTTCTCTTGCGAGTCTTATGACTCCGAGCAAAACTGTAACAATCGACTTCCCTGGCTGCGCTGATATGTCTGTAGACCTATGCTACTTGGCACGAGAAGAACTACTAAAGCTACGCAAAAAGTGCGTAACTACAAAGTTTAGCAAGAAAACTCGACAGCCTGAAGAAGAGCTTGATGAAGAAAAGTTTTTAACCGAATATTGCAAAGCAGTTATCAAAGGGTGGAAGGGACTGAAATTTCGATACCTAGAAGAGCTTCTTTTGGTAGATATTTCTGAACAGGACCCAGATGACGAGCTTGCCTACACTCAAGAGAATGCAGAGCTTCTAATGAAGAATGCAGGAGATTTCGATACTTGGGTAACTGAAACAGTAGGTGATCTTGAAAATTTTACCAGCAGCAAGTAGCCGAAATACAAAGGCTACTTGAACGGCTAGTAAAAGAATCTTCGTCACAAATAGATGTAGATAAGTATTTACTTATTTGTGAACAATTAGGTCAAGAACCTGATCCAGAAAAAATGCCACTCGATTCTTCTGCTTTTCCGGAAGAGGTTCAAGTGGCATTTTTTGTGTTTGGACTTCTGCCAGATCGGTGGGATGGAATGTCAGGAACGTATCTAGGAAAGGAATGGTCAAGTTTAGAGCATATATTTAAAATATACGATTTAGAAGATGTAAAAACCATACTTTTCTTTGCAAAGCTTTATGAAGGTATAGTAGTAAACCATAAAGCAGAAGAAGCAGAAAATAGAAGAAAAGCAGAGCAGCGTAAAACTAAGGCTGCAGGGGGTGGAAAGACATATACCCATAATGTTCGTGGCTAATGGCAAAAAATGAAATCAATTTAACTATTAAGGTTACTGAAAAAGGTAACCTTAAAATTATTGGTCAAAAAGCTGAACAAGCTGCTGCGGGGCTGGACAAAGCTGGAAAGTCTGCTAGAACTGCTGATCGAAATCTTAAAGGAGCTGCTCAGGCTTCTGCAAACTCTACCAAAAACTTTTCTAAAATGGCACAGGGTATCTCCGGTGGCATTGTACCGGCGTATGCTACTCTTGCTGCTCAGGTTTTTGCCGTAAGTGCCGCATTTAACTTTTTGAAAGATGCTGGTAGTTTAAAACTTCTTCAGGAAGGACAAACTGCATACGCTGCAGCCACAGGTACTTCTCTTCGTTCTTTAACAAAGGATATTCAGGCCGCAACAGATGCTCAGTTAGGCTTCCGAGACGCTGCGCAGGCGGCAGCAATCGGAACCGCAGCAGGCCTTGATCCTACTCAAATTACTCAGATTTCAAAAGCTGCAAAAGACGCATCGACTGTTCTTGGCAGAGATCTTACAGACTCATTTAATCGTCTTGTTCGTGGTATTACAAAAGCGGAGCCCGAACTTCTTGACGAATTAGGTATTATTCTTCGACTAGAAGAAGCAACTCAAGAGTATAAAGATGCACTTGGAATTACCGGAGAGTTAAATTCTTTTCAGAGAAGCCAAGCTGTAGCAAATAAAGTTCTTGGAGAAGCAGAAGAAAAGTATGGAAAATTGCTTGAAGCTACAGGAGGGGGCGCAAATGAGTTTGCTAAACTTTCTACAGCATTTGAAGAAATTGTAAATAAATTACGAGACTTTGCAGTAAAGTTTTTAACTCCAATTGCAACAACTTTACAAAAATTTCCTGAATTAATATTTTTAGCATTTGCCCCTTTTGGCGCACAAATATTGACTGCGGCTCTTCCGAGTTTGAGTAAGCTTGGGGAAGGTCTATCTGACTTAGCAGATAGGGCAGAAAAAAGCTCAGCAAAAGCAAAAAAGTCATTACAAGAAAGCTTAGGAAAAGATGAAGTTGTAAAAAATTCAGCATTTTTACAAGCAACTCTAAAAAAAGAAGTAGCAGAAAATGCAAAAACTCGCTTAAAGGATGTTCAAGCACATAAAAGAAGTTTATTGCAAAAACTAAAAGATGGTAAGCAGTTAAGTGATGCTCAAATTGCTCAAGTTCGTTTAAATCTTCAAAATCAAGTTAGAGGGTACAAAATTGCAAATAAGCAAATTAGAGGAGAAGTATATAGAACTCTAAATGAAATGGAGCGAGCAAATAAACTTACCACTAAAAAGATAGAGGGAGCTTTTGCTGTAATGTCAGTAAAAGTAAGAGCTTCTATCTCCGCCATTGGAGTTACTTCAAAGAGAGTATTTGCCGGTATGGTTACATTTGCAAGCAGAGCTGCTGCAGGAATTTCTCTTGCTCTTGGCGCATTATCTTGGGTTAGCTTAATTATTAGTTTAGGAGCTCTTGCAGTTTCTTTTTTCCGATCAGGGGACGAAGCGGAAAAAGCTGCACCTAAGTATGATTATATGAAAAGTAAACTTGAAGATTTAAAATCCGAAACAGAAGAGTTTATAAAAGTGCAAAATATAATGAACTCTGAGTTTGAAAATGGAAATAAAGCAATAGAAGCGTTCGGGAAAAGACTTGCAAATGTATCTAATTTTAAATTAGCAAAAGATTTAGGAGCAGGTTCCGGGGATGGATTAGTTAATCAGTATATAAAAGAGATGGCAGCAAGTACTGAACGCGACCTTAATAAATTAAAGAAACTAGAAGATGAGTTAAACAGATCCAGAAAAGTAACTAGCGGGTCGGGCACAGCCGCAGCTTCTAGAAAGGCTAGAAGAGAAGGAGTTGCAGTAGACCCTGATTCGGGAAGAGTTGTAAGGGAAGTAGCTGTAATTGAAAAAGAACTAAATCAAATACGAGAAAGATCTACACAAACATTAGGAGATTATTTAGACGCAAATAAAAATAATTTAAATGTTGTAGAAACAAGTATCGGAGTATTGCTAGAAGATAGAAAAGCTTTGGTAGGAATAGATAATGCAAGATTCCAAGCAAATAAAACAGTAGTTGCTTACTTAGAAACTCTCGATAAGCTAAATAATAAGCAAGACGTAGATATTGATCAATTATTGGAGCAGAGAACCGAAGTAATGGCTTTATCTGCTGCAATAACTCATTTAACTCGATTACAGAATGAAAACTCTCAAGCAATAAATAGGGCGGAACAAAGAGTATTTCCGTTATCTGAGTATGATCAGCTTCTTATTAATATGAATGAGGAACTAAGATTAACAAAAGCGAATCTAGCTACTCAAGGAGATCCGGACGCTATAGACTCCGAAAAAAAGAGAATAGCTTTCTTACAACAACGATTAGCGTTAGTACAAAGCTTGGCTAATACTGAACATGAAGTTGCTATGCAGTCTTTACTAATAACTGCAGGAGAGTTAAAGGCTTCTAGAGGTAAAACCTCTCTACTTAAGAGAGAACTTAAAATAGAAGCAGACTTACTAAAAAATGCAAACAAAAAGTATGCTCTTGAACAGAAAATTTTTCAAGCAAATATTGTGTCCAAGAATGCAGTAGCTGACATTGCTAAGCTGGGGGCAAGTACTAACGAAAAAGACCGTGAAAAAGCGCAAATACTTAGCGAAAACCAAGCAGCAAGGCTTCGCACCTTAGAAATTTCAAAAGCTGAATTAATGGTTTTAAACGAGCAAACCGAAGCTCTAAAAAGACAAAAAGACGAGCTTGCTCAAATAGGGGATGCAGCCGCCCAAGCATTAGAGAGCGGGCTTCAGAGAAATATTGCAGCTCTTATTAAAGGTGAAGAAAGTAGCTTAAAAGATGCGATTCTAAACATTGCAAAAGGAATTTTAGAGTCTATTGCAGATCAACTTGCAGCAATTATGACTGCAAAAATAATGAAAAAACTCTTAGGAATTAAGAGCCCTGCGGAAGAAATGCAAGAAGCTATGACTAAAGCAGCAAAAGCCGGAGGTCAGCAAATTCAAACAAATATGGAGTCTGCGGGCAAAACAGTTGCTACTGATATTGAAAATGCAATGAAAAGAGGTGCTTCAGGCGCAACAACTTCTGTTCCAGGACCTGGAGGTGCTCCTATTCCCGGAACGGGAGAAATGGGGTGTATGAAACTATGCCCAGAATCCTCACTCCCAGAAGGGTTGGGAGATATAGTTAAACCCCCTACAGATTCTGGACTGCCAGGAGGAGACACTACAGATCCTGCAGGAGGAGGCGCTGCAGGAGTTGAGCAAACAATTTTTGAAAAGATTGGAGGATTCTTTTCAAACATTTTTGAGAAAGTAAAAAGTGGAAGTATCTTTGACTATTTCTTTAAATCTGGGGCGGGCAAAACGACCGCTTCTGGAGAGGGGATGACGGCAGAGAGGGGTGTGAGTGGAGGAATCTTTGGAAACTTTGTAGATTCTTTAGGTCGTTTATTTAGCGGAGAAGCTCCTTTCTTAAAAGGTCTTGGCGATGTGTTTGGAGGAGCTTTAAGTGGCTTTGATCAAATGTTTGGAGATATTGTTAATGGCATAATGGGTCTTTTCGGCGGTGGTGGCGGCGGTGGTGGCTTCGCTGATATTCTTGGTATGGTTGCCGGATTCTTCTTCGCGAAAGGAGGTTATGCCCCAGGCGGCTTCCGAGCATTTGCAAAAGGAGGAGTTGTAAATAAACCAACGCTTGGAATGGTTGGAGAGGGCAGACATAATGAAGCAATTGTACCTCTTCCTGATGGAAAAGCTATACCTGTTGCAATGAATGGAGCAGGCCAACAAAATAATAACGTTACTGTAAATGTGACAGTAGACTCTAGCGGAAATACTAATCAAGATGCTTCGGGGGATCAACAAGGGATGGATTTAGGAAAAGTAATTGCAGGTGCAGTACAACAAGAGCTTCTCAATCAAAAGCGTTCGGGTGGAATTCTTAATCCATACGGAGTAGCATAATGGCAAGAATATTTAAAATAGATGTATTAAAAACTGAAGTATCTACTGAAATAGCGGCAAGATTTCCAAGTGCAGGAACAGCAACAGCACTTTTAAACGAAGTTTTTCCAAATTCTGCTGCTTCAAAAGTTTTTGCATTTGATAGAGGCTTTACAAAAAGAGTAAAACATCGACTTTTAGTTGCAAAATTTGGAGATGGGTATGAGCAAAGAGTAAGAGACGGAATAAATACCCAAGAAACTACTTTTAACTTTGCCTTTAAAAATCGTCCTTGGGAAGAGATCGAAGTTCTTAGTGCTTTCTTAGATGTAAAAGCTGGACTAAATTTTGACGCAGTAATTTCAGAGGAAACGGTAAAAGTAGTTTGCGAAAACTATGACATTAACTACGGACAAAACGATATTCATACTTTAACAGGAAATTTTAGAAAGGTTTACGAACCCTAATGACAGACTTAATAGATACAGTACAGTTATCAGAAATTGATGACGAACTTATAGAATTATTTGATATTACTTTGCCCGGGTATTCTTCTACGTCTGGTGCGGGAAAATATTATCTTACTAATAGTGAAACAGACCAAAATAATGATGGTAATACAGATATTGTTTTCAATGGAACTACTTACTTAGCAATTCCAATTCAAATAACCGGAATTGAATTTAACTCTTCTGGGGCCTATGCTCGACCTAGTCTTGCGATTGCAAACATACCTAATCTTACAAAAACTTTAGATACAAATAATGAAGCAGTTTTGCAAGATTTAAGAGTAGCGGGTACGGCAGGAGTCGATGCGTTTGAAAGAAATGACGAGCTAATTGGTACTAAGATAGTCTACAGAAAAACTTTAAAAAGTAAACTGAGTACTGGTGAAGAGTTTCCCTCTCAAACTTATTATATAGATAGAGTTGCTTCCGAAAATAATATTGTTGTAACTTTTGAATTAGCTTCTCCAATGGATATAGAAGGTGCTCAAATTCCATCAAGAATGGTAATTGGTAGGTATTGTTCTTGGCAGTATCAAGGAAGAGCAGACGGTCTTGGAGGAGGATGTACTTATGCAAATGATTCTACACAAACGAAATTGTATGATATAGAGAATACAGATTTGGGAACTCCTGCTTCTATAACTGCTTGGAGTAGCCAAGGATACTCACAGGGCGCTATTCGTAAAACAACGACTAATGGCAAACTAGAAGTATGGGAAGCTCTCTTTACGCATACTTCTGCAAAAGATCCTAGATATTATAGAAAGTATTGGAAACGTATAGATCTTTGCCAAAAAACATTGGCAGCTTGTAAACTTCGATTCCAAGGAGATGGAGCTTCAGCAAACCAAGCTGTGCCATTACCTTTTGGAGGATTCCCCGGATCGAAGAAGTACAGATGATTGAAGAGATAGAAAAACATTTTGAAAAAGAGTATCCACGCGAAGGCTGTGGAGTAATTGGAATAGTTAAAGGAAAGAAGAAATGGTTTCCTTGCACGAATACTGCTTCTACAAATGAAAATTTTGTTATGTCTTCTTTAGAGTACTTAGATATTAAAAGAAAAGCAGATATATTTGCAATTGTACATAGTCATCCAGACGCTACAAATGAGCCTTCTCAACACGATATAGACTGTTGCAATGCTCTCGGAATTCCCTATTATATATTTAGTTATCCAGAAATGGAATTAAATATTATAGAACCAAAAACAAAAGCTTATCCTCTTATTGGTAGAGAATACCAGTTTGGAAAACTAGACTGCTTCGAAGCAATGAGAGATTGGCTTGCAAAAGAAAATATTCATATTCCACCTCGAGAACCTTTTGAAGATGATTGGTGGATTAGAGGGTTGGACTATTTTACAGAAGAAAATATTAAAAACTGGAACCATAAAAAAGTAAACACTTTAGAGAAAAATGATGTGTTAATTTTTACAATAAGAAATAAAGTTGCAAATCATTGTGGAGTGTACCTGGGTAATGACATTTTCTTTCATCATGCAGAAAATAGAATCTCTTGTAGAGAAAATTTATATCCTTTTTGGGCGGAGAATTTAACAGGAATTTATAGATATGTTGCGTAAAGTATATTTAGAAGGAGAAATTGCAGAAAAATTCGGTTCTGAGTTTTCTATGGATGTTTCTACCTTTAAGGAAGCAGTCTCATGCTTTGAAACAAATCTAGAAGGTTTTAGAGATTACATGCTTGAGTGTCATGAAAAAGGAATCGGATTTACTTGCGCAGTAGAAGGAAAGCCTCTAGAAATGGAAGAAGAGCTCTTTCTAAAACAAAATGAAGGTAGTTTTACTATTGTTGCTATTCCAGCAGGATCAAAATCAGCTTTAGGTAAAATTTTTGCAGCAATCGCCATTATAGCAGTTGTTTACTTTACAGGAGGATTTGCTGCCGGAGGCTGGGCAATGGCGGCAGGTGGAGGATTAAGTCTTGCTGGGTCAATGGTAGTTGGATTAGCTATAAACTTAGCAATTGCAGGTATTCAACAATTAATGGCCCCGGATCCATCAACTGATGGGATACAACAAGACGAAAGCTACCTATTTCAAGGTTCAGGACAAACAATTTTAGAAGGAGACCCCGTTCCCATTTTGTATGGACAACTAAGAATACCGGGTCGCCCTATATCTTTCGAAATTAAAAACTCTGAGAGACAGTTTGTTGATTTTGTAGAGCCTAGTGAAGATTGGACTCCTCCTCAAAATAATGGCGACGGCGGAGGCGGCGGAGGCGGAGGCGGACCATCCCCTAATGATGATAAATTATCAAGTCCAGAGTTTGATTAAGGAATAATTATAAATGGCAAATACAACCAACTTAACAGGATCTAGTAAACAGTACATTGGTGTTGTTGATATGCTTTGTGAAGGCCCTATTTATGGCCTTGAAAAAGGTATGAATGATGTTTACATTAATGATGTTCCTTTTGAAAATGCAACTCTAGTAGGAAGTCTTACAGATTCAGGAAGTGCTCTTTCTCTTACTTTAACTCCTACTTCCTCTACTGCAATGACAGTAACTAATGGTACAATACAAGAAACAGATGTAGGTAAAATTGCTCATATAGAAGTAGAGACATCTAGTGTTTCATCTATAACTCAAGCAGCTAGTGGTAGTTATGTGCCTGTTACGGTAACTACAATTACTCCTTCAACTACTCTAAATAGTAATTGGCAGAACTATGAATTAGATAAATACTATACCATAGTTAGAAATACCGTTACTGGTAGAAAATATGGTGGATATAGTTATTGGAATAGTAGTACTAATACAATCACAATGTACAGTCTTCCTATACGACGGGGTTTTGGATCCGCAGCAAATTGGGAGTTAGTTCTCTTTCAAGCCGCAAAAATAGCAACATATGTTTCCGATACTTCTTTTACTTTAGTAGATGCTTTACATAACTATAGTAATTTAACAAATGCTAATTTTACTGTTTCGGCTTCAATAACAACAACTCCTGATAATCCCGATCCAAATGCTTCAACATCGAAAGTAGAGGGTTCAACTTTACAATTTAGACAAGGATTATTAGAGCAGTCTCCAATCTCACAAGTGCATGGAGTCTCTGGAGGGGTTACAAAAACAGGCAATACTACTGTTGTATCTTTAAAGCAATTTAGTAATTCCACGGAATTAAATAACTACAAATCTGGCAGCCCTTATTCTGGTATAAGCACTTTTGGTTATCCTACGGGGCAGTCTTATGTTCAAAATTCTGGAGCTCAACAATTATTTAATTCTTCTGCTTTTGGAGCCTCTGCTCCTTCACAAGTTAATGAAATAAATGTTCGAATAAATTATAATTCTCTTATTCTCTATAATACTGAAAATGGAGATAAAGAAGATGCATATGCAATATATGTTTTTGAAGTAAGAACAAAAATAAATAATACATGGAGTCCTTTCAGAAAATTATTTAGCCAGTATGGTACTTTTATTGTACATCGTGGAAGAACAACAGCACCAGTCTCCTTCGATCATACAATAGGACTGGATAGGTTTAAGCCTTTTGACGATTTTGAACTTAGACTGACTCGATTAACTCGTGATGCGGGACTCCCTGTAAGGGCAGATGGTTCAAATGGTGGAGAAACTGATGTTGATAAATGGAATCTTCAAGCTACTGCTTCTACTGGAGGCGCTAATCTAAGTTCCACTATTCAAGATAGTTTTATTTATCCACATACTGCAATTGCTGCAATTAGTTTTTCTTCTAAAACCTATAATCAATTACCAAGTCGAAGTTACTTACTTAAAGGGTTAATGGTTGAGATTCCTACAGCTTATACTCCTCGAGAATACTCATCTACAGGGGTTGCTGAATATGACTCTTGGTGGGATGGAACTTTTAAAACAGAACTTTATTATACTGATAATCCTGCGTGGGTATTTTATGACATTGTTACTAATGCTAGATATGGGGCAGGCAACTGGCTAGAAGAATATAACATAGATAAGTTTGCCTTATATAGAATTGCAAAATATTGTGATGAACTTGTTGACGATGGAAATGGAGGAACTGAGCCCCGTTTTCGAGCAAACATATATCTTGCAAAAGCAACAGATGTTTATAAAGTTCTTAAAGATTTTGCAAGTTTATTTACCGGAATGCTTTATTGGTTGGATGGCAAACTTTCTCCTATACAAGATGTACCCGGAGAGCCTGTTTATACTTTTTCCAAAGCAAACGTTATAGATGGAAAATTCAACTATGAAAGTACAGGTAGAAAAACTCGAAGCAACCAAGTAGTAGTTACTTGGAATGACCCTACTCGTAACTATGAGCCAGTAAATCTAATTGTAGAAGATAGGGAAGATATAGTTGCACAAAGAAAAATTATATCTCAAAAGGCTGTCGCATTTGGAGCAACTTCTGAAGGTCAGGCTATTCGATATGGACGATGGAAACTTTGGACTGCTCAGAATCAAAAAGAAGTTGTAAGTTTTCAAACAGGTCTACAAGGCGCATATATTCGTCCCGGGGATATTATAAATGTACAAGACCGAGACCGATACGGAATAGATTTTAGCGGTAAAATAGTAGACATTACAGTAGATAATAGACTACTATTAGACAGAGCCATAACAAATATAACAGATTCAGATGGACTAGCTATTACTTATGAATTAAGCACTCTTGTTACTAGCTATGCTGCTTTTTATGCTGGGTTAAATCCTCTTACTTTAGACGGCAAAACTTATCAAAGAGGCGATCGAATAACAGCTCGAGTATACCTTGATACAGACGGTGATGGAGTGGGCACAACTCTCGCTTTAGGTACTGTAAATAGTGAAGAAAAAGCTTCAAATGCTTTTGCCGATTCTTCAGGAACTCCTCTTCCTTTAGATTGGAAGCCTTATAGTTATGTTGTTACAAAAGATGTCACTTTAAATACTAGTGATGGAATTACTGCTGTAAGTATGGCATCTGGGGAATCTTGGTATTCATCAGCAGAACTTCCTGCAGAGGGAACTATATTTGCTCTTGTTGCAAAAAATTCAAATGATGTAGGTATATTAGGATCTTCAAAACAATATAGGGTATTAGGAATCTCTTTTGAAGATTCTAAAAATATTTATGGTATTTCTGCTGTAGAGCATTATAACTCAAAGTATGATGCTGTAGATAAAGACTATGCACTTGGAGTGATTCCTGATAATACTTACGCGGATATTGAAGATCCTGATGCAAATGTTCCGGCTCCTGGTAATATATATGTAGTTAGTGAAACTGATTCTTCCAAGCCCGGAGATGAACTTAGAATAGAGTGGGATATTCCTCAAGAAACTTACACAGACGGAAATGGAGATACACGAGAGCGAGAATATCAATTTTTAGATTCTTATGAAATTTATCATACAGTTCCTGATTTAGATAATCCTCTTTTTACTACAAAAAACTCTTATCGTTTCGAAGGGTTAGCTGATGGTATTTACATCTTTAGAGTGCGTACTCGTTCAAATAAAGGAAACTACTCAGACTATGTATCTGTAACTTATGACGTAAATGATCCTTTCGGTACAAATGTACGTAGAGTGGTTGGTGGTCTTCCAAAAGGTATAATTGCAAACTCTACTGCATACAATGTACATAATTCAGAAATTGTCGATGAAGAAGATAGGTATAAACTTATATGGAAAAGAGATACTGCCGCTAGAGGCTTTTCTATTGCTAATTCTATGTTTGGTGGTACTACTGGTATCGCTACAAATTTACAGAGTGTAGGGTTATTTGGCTTAGCAGTATCTGGACCTTTAGTATATGTTGCAAATAATGCGGGAACTTCAACCGATAGACCCGATGGGTGGACCGGAGACTCTGAATGGCACTATCTACACTATGATGGCAGCACTAGCTTAAGCTATTGGAATACTAGAACATTAGACAATGTTCCTTTTTATCATAAAATTAATACAAACGGTTTTGGTTGGAGAGGAAGCGAACAGAGTTGGACTACATTATTCGGCGGAGGTTATACAGCCGCAAGCGTAGCTGCTGGATCTAATCGCTTAGTTGCAACTGCAAATGGAGACTTTTTATCTGATTTAAGAATTCGAGATATTGTACACTTTGACGGAAAAGCACAAAGTTTCGAAATGTACAAAGTGGAACAGCTATCGGACTATAATTCTGAAGGTGTAGTATCCGTAAGACTACGAGAATGGGAGAATGTAGGAGTAGCTACTGACCCTGACTGGCTTGATGGAGATATTGTTACTTTTGAAAGAGTTAGTGGGGCTACAAATGTAAATGGGCAGTATTATTATGTAAAACAGACTGGTTCAGTCGAAAGATATCAACTTTATCATGATGCTGCTTTAACAGATCCACTGATTACATCAGAGCTAGGAGGAACTTATACCCTTCTAACAGGTTTCGTTACGCGTGCAAAAGTCAAAGCAGCAAAAGTAATTGCTGTAATTGACGATAGCACCGCAATTTTAGATAGAAGTTTTAGTGAAGCAATTTCTGTAAGTAGACTTTATAAATTAAACTATCGTCCAGACTACAATGATGATGCTGTGTTTGGTCGTGTAAAATGGAATGGGTATAATAATACGGATGATGTTCATACTTTTATTGTAGATAGTTTCATAGAGGTAAACGAAGGACTAAATGTAGGAGCTTTAGATGTTTTAGTACGACCAGATGTAGGCTCGATTTTATACAGCGAAAATGGAACAACTCAAGAAACTCAATTTACTAGCCCCCTCACTGTTACTCTTATCGCTTCTGGATTTAACAATCCCCAATTTAGAATTATAAAGGTTGAAGGCGCGGGATCTGCTCTCGACTTTGATATGGAGGATGACAATCTTGATATTCCTTTTGTGGGAAATAATGGAGCACTAGACTATACTGAAGATCTTTTCACAGCTACAGAAGCAAATGCGATTAGTTGGGAAGATGGTGTAGAAATAAAAATTACTGCAGAAGTAAGAGAATCAAATAACACCGGAGTCAATACAACTGGAGAAGGCTATATACTTAAAACCAGTTCTGGTGCTACCGGTATAGATGGAAAAACCGTAGAACTAAGAGCTGAAGACTATAGTATTATTTATGATGAGGCTGGAGCAAATCCTATTATTGGAGGAAATGGGGATAGAGTTCTAACTTTTACTGCTACTGCAAGAAATTATGATGATCCTCAATTTAAGTTCATATTTAATGGTCAAAATCTTTCCGATACTACAGCTTTTACATTAGCGGGAGACCCCGGATATGATAATACTACTCCGGGAGCAACATACGTTTGGGGAACCACTAAGGAAGTAGATGTTGAAGACGGTATTGTTGCTACAGCAACCGTTACAGTTCCAACAACATATGAGGGGAATTGGGGAGATAATAAAAATCAAAAAACTTTCCTTGTAACTGTAGAAGCTCGTGAAGGTTCAACGGGGCCATTTACATCAACAGATGAAGTTACTATCATCGGTGTTCATGCCCTAAAAGGCGGTTATTGGGTAGCGATGAGTAATGCTTCAGGTAACTCTATTCCTACGGATTTTGACGGTGAAGTTGTAGGAACCGCTGATGCAAATGGATTCGTTACTGTACTGGATACTGGAACAACTATTGAAGTCGGAAAAGGTGCCGAAATTCTAGAGCTTACTAATTTAAGTACAGCTACTTGGGATGCTGCAGCTCCTTCAAGTAAGTTAGGTTATTACAATATAAGCACTAATGTAGTGCCTTCAAGCTCTGCACTTCAAGTAGGTGCTCAAACTGGTGGAGATGAAAATAGCGACTATATTGTTACTTATGCCGATCATAAATTTTCTAAAACTGGCTGGACACAAGAAACAGCAGGTATTCAGTATATAATTGATATAGAGGATACAGGGTCTGACAATGCTATTCGAATTACTCAGCCGTTTACAAAATCAAAGCAAGGATTTGGAGGAGCTCGATTAGTACTAAGTAACCCTTCACAAGAAGTTTCTTCAAATGCTTCATTAATTCCACAGAGTTTTGCTGGTACAAGTACTACTGTTAATTGTTTCTTAACCGGATTTAATTTGCCTTACTACGCTTCCGGAGCAACTATTCCTTCCAATGTTAATGCTTTTTGGAGATTAAAGACTATAAATCCAACAAATGTAACAGCGGACAGTAATCCTACTTATCCTTCTAATGGAAGTACTGCCGCAGTTTCTTTTGGAAATATTACAGCATTTCCAAAAACAGCCTCTAAAGGTAGTATTGAGTTTACTGCAGGATTATTTATTCGTGGAGGAGATGGTGGATTTGTAGAAGAAGAGCTTGAAGTTACTCAACAGTTTACTAAAAATACTTCCGGAGCATATGTTAGTATTTTTGCAACTCCTTCTCATTATGTTTACGATCAAGATACTACTACTCAAAGCCCTGCAACTAATCATACTTTTAGTTTAAGGGGTTTTATAGGAGATGAAGCAACTTGGAAATATGAAATTACAGGAGGTGCTCTAAGTAGTCCTCTAACAGGTACTGCAGGGGGCTCAGGAAGTAGGGTTGTAACAGCAATTAGTGTTCCTAATACTTCTAATTTACCTTATTATGATTCAAACAATGATGTAAACGAGTATACTTATACAGTAAAGTTATATGATTCTCAAGATACTAATAATGACACTGTTCTAGCAGAGGATGCTGTAACAATTTCATTAAGTAGAAGCACCCCAGATAGTCTTGTTATAGATTTAACAAATGACTATGACGCAGTTGTGGTTCCTCGTCTTGCACAGGGAGAAGGTTCTTCAGAATTAGCTGTAACAGTATCTACAACTGCAAATATATATAAAGATGGAGTCTTGGAAGATCCTGATGACTGGAACTTTTCTGTATCTCAAAGCACAACTCTTATAGGAGGAACCACTTCTACTAGTACTGCTACACTAGCATTTGATTCTACAAACACAAATCAACTAAATATTACAAATTTAGGTAGCGACCAATTTCTTAGAAGTGCAATTACAATCTCTGCGACCCATAAAACTAATGCTGCTTATGCTACTCAAAATGCCATTTTTGTTCTTCAAAGACTCTTTGGAGGTGTTCAACTTAAAATTATTCCAAGTGTCGATGTTGTAACTTATGACCCCGATTCAGATACTTATGGCCCCTCTACTGGTACTGTTACATTTGCTGTTAATAGAATAACGGAAAATGGAGAAGAAGCAAGTGTAACAAATTATTACTATGAGCTAGATGGAGGAACTCGAACGCTTGCAAGTACGACTGCTCCTTCAAAAGATTTTACATCTAGTGCTCCTGACCCTGTAGTTGCAGACTCTACAACTCTTAAAGTATTTACTGATAGTACTAGTACTACTGTTATGGATACTTCTACTGTACCCTTAATGCTACAAGGAGTTCAAGGTATTGATGGTGTTGCGCTTTCTCTAACTGCAGAACCTGTAAGTTTTGACTATGATGGAAGTGCCTATGATCCGACTAGTACTTCTACTATTTCTTTAAATGTAAACGGTGCTACTGCTACTGGAGCAAGTTGGACTTTAAACAACTCAAATGCTGGTTTAAATTCTTCTATAGGAATTGGAGATAAAACTCTTACTTTTATTAATAATCTAACAGAGGCTGCAGCAAAAGCTTCTGTAACAGTAAGTGTTACAGTAACGGGCACAACTTCAGATGGAACAACCGGGGTTAATTTAGGCACCGCTACTGTAAAAGTCCCTACAACTATTCAGGGTTCAGTAGGTGTAGATGGTAACCCCGGTCCTCGATCTGTTTTTGCGTATATTTATTATCAAAGTAGCTCTACTTCTGCGCCAACTATTCCAGCTTTAAGTACCTTTACTCCTAATTTTACAGATGGAAGTGTAGCCAGCAGTGATGGTAATTGGAGTACAAACAGTCCTACTTTTGTTGCCGGAAATACGAATAAGTACTGGTATTTTACATTTACGGCGACAGAAAGTGGAACATATAATAATGGCTATCCAAGTGTTACTAAAAATTCTAGTCCTTCCGCAGGCTCTGGAGCAATACAAGGAATTGGGTTTACTGGATTAGTAACTTTTTCAAGTACAAATAATATTGATGGATTTAATCCTATAGAATGGATTAATGATAATGGAGCAACTACAGGTACAAGTAATACTACCACTATTGATGGCGGATTAATTAGAACAAATACAATTATTGCTTCAAAACTTAACTTTACTCCCGTTACTTCTGTTGCAGGTGTGACTGGTTCGAGTATTTCTACAGCACAATTAAGTAGTGCAGGATTATCTCTTACTCAGGACTTAGGAAGCTTAGCAAGTCAAAACACTGTTGATTTAGTAAATGATATATCAGGAAACTTACCTACTACAAGCGGTGGAACAGGAAATAGCTATAGTAATCTTACGGCTTTAGCAAATGGAATAGCTGCGACTACTGCGTTCGGAGATTTAGCTTCTCTAGACAGTATTTCGGCTACTAGTAGCTACATTACGGGTCTTGGAGATTTAGCGACTCAAAATGAAGCAAATCTAGATTTTATAGGTCTCTCCTCTACAGTTGTACAAGCAGGAAAGATTACTCTTGGCACATCTGGCGTTCTTTTTGACAATGCAGATAGTAGTCACACTGTTGTTGAAAATGCAATTATATTAGATACTTCAGGAAGTGCGAATGCAATTTATATCTATGACGGTAGCGTTTTAAGAGTTAAACTAGGAAAGCTATAACCAGCAAAAAAATAAAACTTGACATAAAATGTCCCCTTTGTTATAATTTCATCATGGAGAGATTTAAATGAGCGCAGGAAGTTACAACTTATTCATTGACCAAGGATCCGACTATGCCCTTCAGCTTACTGTAAAGGAAGACGGATCCATTAAAAACTTGTCGGGCTACTCTGCTCGGGCTCAAATGCGTTCAACAAAAACTGCCGCCGATATAACGGCTACTTTTACCTGCACTGTTACTAACCCTACAGGGGGAGTATTAAAAATGCAACTGTCAAATACTGTAACAGAAGGCATTGCAGCAGGATTATATTATTATGATTTAGAACTTTATACTTCCGGGGCAAATCCAATAGTTTATAGACTTATGGAAGGCCAAGCAACTGTTTCTCAGGAAGTTACGCGATAATGTCTACTACAATAACAGTTGCTCCGTATATCACGGAAGTAGAAGTATCTCAGGAAGTTACGGTAGTAGAAGCTGCCCTAATTCTTCCTGATGTAAGTGCGGATCAAATAGCTGTAACGCCTTACAATACTATTACATCAACAAATTTGCAAACAGCTTTGGAACAGCTTGCAGACCAAAGTTTTCGTGGTAGTATTACCCCAACTACAAATGTAGAAGAGGGCGATACTTGGTACGATACTTTAAATGATATTTTTTACGTTTACCGGACAATCAATGGTACTTTAGATTGGTACCCCCTACTTGCAACCCAAGTAGATAGTCGATTAGACGGAGGGGCCTTTTAAGGCTGCTGGAGACCATTTAAATGGCCACTACTCAAACTATTCAAATTAAGCGCAGTTCCACCACAGCCGCTCCGTCTTCAAGCCTTGCGGCAGGTGAACTTGCATATTCAAGTAATTCAGATAAACTTTTTATCGGGCATCCCGACGGAACTACTGGCAATATTGTAATTGCATCTACCGCGCCTCTTACAGTTGGAGGAGACTCAGGCACTGATGTAACTATTAATATTCAGGATCTTCTTGATATTGTTGGTGATACTGGTATTACTACCACTATTGCTAAAGCCGGAACAACAGCTACTCTTAATATAGATCTTGACGATACTGCTGTAACTCCTGGCTCGTATGGCTCTACTACTGCTATTCCTACTTTTACAGTTGACCAACAAGGTCGATTAACCGCAGCGGGCTCAGTAGCAATTTCTACAACTCTTACAATTCAGAGCGATGATGCTGTAGATAATGGAGTAGACCTCACTTTAGATAAACTAAAACTTCTTGGTGGAGAAGGAATAGTAACTAGTAACGTAGGTGATGATGTAACTTTTACACTATCTCTTAATGAAGTTACTGATACTGCAATTGATGTAGCGAATGATAGTTTTGTATTTATCGATTCGGATGACAGTAATAACAATAAAAAAGAAGCTGTAGCAGATTTAATTACTGCAATCGCTGGAGACGGTCTTGGAGCAACTAGCGGCGTTCTTGCAGTAAATGTAGATAACTCTTCAATTGAAACTAATGCTGATACTCTAAGAATTAAAGCTCTAGGCGTTACAAATGCAATGCTCGTAAATGATTCTGTAACAGTTGGCTCTACAGAAATTGACCTAGGTACAACTGCTGCAAGTCTTGACGGGTTGAATACTCTACACGGTATTGATGGCTCTGGTACAGACGTAGCAGGTACAGATCTTACCTTCCAAGCCGGTGCAGGTACAGGTTCTGGGGCAGGTGGTTCAATTATTTTCCAAACTGCTGATGGCACAACGAGCGGAACTGGTGTAAACTCTTTCTCTTCTGTGATGACTATTGCAGATGATGGTGCAGTTACAATTGCGGGCGACCTTACTGTAAATGGTACAACTACTACAGTAAATTCAAACACTGTTGAGATTGGAGATAATATTATTCTTCTCAATCGTGATGAAACTGGTACTCCTTCTCAGAATGCAGGTATTGAAATTGAGCGAGGCACAGCAACAAATGTTTACTTGCGTTGGAATGAGACTTCTGACATTTGGCAAGTATTTGAGCCCGATCCCAATAATAGCAATACTTTGACTACTGCTAACTTGTTGACAACTGTCAACTTCCAGACTCAGATTACGGTACTCGACGGCGGAACATTCTAAACAATATAATCCTTCGCGTATATACGCAGTTTAAAGAGGAAGCCAAATGGCACAGACGATTAAACTAAAGCGCTCGGCTACTTCGGGCGCTACACCTACTACATCCAATTTAGCACTTGGCGAAGTTGCAATTAACACCTATGATGGTAAAATGTACATCAAAAAGGCTGTTAACGGTATTGAGTCTATTGTAGAAATTGGTGGTGGTGGTGTAGGTGGAAATACAGTTTCTTATCTAGAAGCTGGAATGATTGAGTATGAATATACTGCAACTTCCAATCAAACTACTTTTTCTGGCTCTGACAATAATTCTGCTACTCTTTCTTACACCGCGGGCTCTATACTTGTATTTCTCAATGGAGTATTTCAAGATGACGGAGTTGACTATACTGCAACAAACGGCACTTCGGTAGTATTTACAAACTCACTTACCGCAAATGATGAAGTACGAATAGCTGCATTTACAAATGTAACAACTAGCGGCAGCTTACAAGATCCTACAAAACTTGATGCAATTACTACTGTAAATGCTCAGGCTGCATATAGTCTTACTTTAAATTCGTCTGCGTATACTCCTTCTTCTCAAAATGCTCTTATAGTATCTCTCAACGGCATAACCCAGGAGCCTGGCGACTCTTTTACAATTTCTGGCTCTACAATTACATTCAGTCCCGCACTTGTAACAGGCGACGTGGTCGACTATATCGTAGATATGGGTCGAGCCGTTACAATTGGTGAGTATAGCGGAGATTTAGCAGTTGGCGGAAACTTAACCGTTGGCGGGGAATCCACATTTTCAGGCGATATTACAATGTCTGGATTTCCAGAATCTTCTTATGAAATAAAAGGAGATTTAGACGGAGGAATCCGATTTACAGTTCAAGCGGGGGAAGCTTTAAGCAAAGGCGACGTTGTTTATATTAGTGGCGCTGCCGGAGACAACACTATAGTATCAAAAGCTCAAGCAAACAGTGCTTCTACAATGCCTGCTTTTGGACTCATGCTATCCGATGTTGCAAATGGCGCCTCGGGTCAAGTTGTAACTTTTGGCAATCTATATGGTAGTGGAGGTGCTGCATTAGATACAAGTGCTTTCACTGTAGGAGACACTTTATATGTAAGTGCTACTACCGCCGGAGGTTTTACATCAACGCCTCCAACCGGAGAAAACAACTTACTTCAAAATATTGGTAAAATTATAAGAAGTGCTAGTAGTAATGGTGTTATTAAGGTAGGGGGTGCAGGACGAACAAATGCTGTTCCAAATCTTGATGATGGCGACGTCTTTATCGGTAATGCCAGCAATCAGGCGGCGGCTAGGGCGCTAACAGCAGCAGATATACAGTCAGGCACCTTTGCTGATGCGCGAATAGCAGAAAGCAACGTAACCCAGCATCAAGCGGCCCTGTCGATCACTGAATCTCAAATTAGTGATTTGCAGTCTTACTTGACGGCAGAAACTAATGATCTGTCTGCGTCTGTAACTTGGGCGAACGTACCGGACACAAATATCACGCAATCAAGCGTAACCCAGCACCAAGCAGCTTTAAGTATTACTGAGTCACAGATTAGTGACTTTGGTAGTTATGCTTCAGTAGACGATGCAACAGCTTTGGCAATCGCTTTAGGATAAAATTATGGCAAATACATTTAAAAACGCAGCCTTGGCAGATGTAAGTAATTCAGCGTATGATACGCTTTATACTGCTCCCTCGGCTACAACTTCTGTAGTATTGGGTTTGGCAATTGCCAACAAAAACACTCAGGCAGTTACAGTACAGGTGCAATATTCAGATAATTCTGCGAGCACTACTCATCAATTACTAGAAAATGTTTCAATTCCAGGAAATACTACCTTGGAAACGCTCGCAGGGCAAAAATACATATTAGAAGCATCAGATGCACTCAAGGTACAGGCAGGAACTGCAAGTGCTATTGACGTTGTTCTCGGAGTAATGGAGATTACCTAATGGCAATCACACGCCTCAACAGTCTAGCAATTCCAGCGGGTACAGTCGAAACCGCGGATCTTTCCTATCCGCTTACTAATTTTTCTTCGACGGGTATTGATGATAATGCAACTTCAACGGCGATTACGATTGATGCTAGTGAGAATGTTGGTGTTGGCACTGCGAGTCCAGACGGAAAACTAAATGTGTTTTCTGCAAGTGCAGGCAGTGTTAGTGCGGATGCCGATGCTGATGAACTTGTTTTAGAAAACAGCGGCAATGTTGGTCTTAGTTTATTAACTGCTTCAACCGGCGAAAGTGGAATTTATTTTGGTAATCCTGGCACTAATGGACAAAAGGATTTTCACTTAAAGTTTTACCATGAATCACACGCAACAACAGCGAACCGTAGAGCCTTTACGTTTAATACAGCCTCTACAGAGCGTATGCGTATCGACTCCAGCGGCAACGTTGGTATTGGCACTGCGAGTCCTAACTCTGTTTCAAAACTTCAAGTAGAAGATATTACCGCAACCAACACAAGCACTTATATTTCAGTTGTAAGCGGTAATACAGGAAACGCTGGCATAACATTTGGTGATTCAGATGCAGATTTAGTAGGCGGTGTTTTATTCAACAACGCTGACAACGCATTACGCTTTTTTAAATCTGGCTTTACAGAAGGAATGCGTATCGACGCCAGCGGCAAAGTTGGGATTGGCACTACGAGTCCAAGCTCTTACTACGCTGATAACTTGGTGGTTGCCGCCCCCGACCAAGGCGGTATTACCATAGCGGCTAGTGCTACTTCCGATGCAAACTATCTAATGTTTGCGGATGGTACTTCAGGCAACGAGGCATATCGTGGATACATAGGTTTTCAGCACAACGCTCCCGATGCTTTAAATATTTTGTCGCATGGTTTTACGCGGTTTTATACAGGACCAACAACTCCAGAACGTATGCGTATCGACGCCAGCGGCAATGTTGGTATTGGTGTTGCCCCCGTTGCTGGATACGGAAGAAAACTACAGGTTCATAGTGCGGCTGGTGGCGGGTCTTCAGTACACATTACAGACAGCGTAACAGGGTCAACAGCTAGTGATGGTTTAGAGTTAATTACTTTTGCCAGCGCGGCGTATATTTGGAACAGAGAAGCCAGCTTTATGAGCTTTGGTACTAGCGCCACAGAACGTATGCGCATAGACTCCAGCGGCAACGTGCTGGTTGGTACAACAAATTCAGGAACTCCATCAAACGGAATAGTGCTATACAAAGACAACAACAGAGGCATCCTCAAAGCTGCCACTACATTATCTGGAGCAGATGCCGTAGCTGCTTTTTATAATCCAAACGGCAAGGTTGGGCAAATAGTAACAAATGGCTCTACTACCGCATACCAGAGTTTATCAGACTACCGCCTCAAAGAAAACGTAGTTAACCTTGATAACGGCATTGATCGTCTCAAGCAAATCCCTGTACACCGCTTTAACTTCATTGCTGATCCAGATAAGACCGTAGACGGCTTTATTGCACACGAAGTTCAAGACGTTGTGCCAGAAGCTATTACAGGCGCTAAGGATGCAGTAGACGATGAAGGCAACCCAGAGTATCAAGGCATAGACCAGTCTAAGCTGGTACCTCTGCTGACTGCGGCTCTACAAGAAGCAGTAACACGAATTGAAACACTTGAAGCCGAAGTAGCAACACTAAAAGGAGCATAAACAATGCCATTCATAGGAAAATCCCCACAAGTCGGAGCATTTCAGCTGATAGATTCAATTACTACGTCAGCTACGGATACCTATGCTCTGACAGTAAGCGGCTCGGCATATATTCCTGAAAGTGCAAGAAATTTAATTGTATCTCTAAATGGCGTAACCCAGGCCCCTGAAAGCGCATACACTGTATCCGGTTCGAATATTGTATTTGCTTCAGCACTTACAGCAAGTGATGTAATTGATTATATACTTGTAATTGGAGACGCAGTAGATATTGGTACTCCTTCGGACAATACAGTTGGAGACGCACAACTCAAAGCTGCTCTCGACTTGTCAAGTAAAACTTTAACTTTTGCAAATGATCAAATCTCGGGTGATGTTATAAATGGTGGCAGTATTTCGAGTTTTGCTTCGACGGGTATTGATGACAACGCTACATCTACTGCGATTACGATTGATGCGTCAGAGAATGTTGGTATTGGCACTGCGAGTCCTGCTTATTTGATTGATGCACGAACAGGATCAGGTAATGCACAAATTGGACTTACCTCTGGCGGTGACTTAGCTCAGTTAATTCTTACGAGCACAAATACAGCAGGGAACTCTCAGATTAACTTTGCCGACGCAGACAGTAGCAATATTGGCATGTTGCAGTATTTCCATAGTGATAATCACATGAGGTTTACTGTTAATAGCACTGAGGCCATGCGCATAGACTCCAGCGGCAACGTTAGCGTAGATAGAGGACAAAAAATTCAATGGTATGACGGAACTATTGGCTCAGGAAATGTTAACGCCGCTATTGAAGGAACGGGCGATCCAGCACTCAAACTTTACACAAGACAAAGCGGCACTTCCACGCTAACCGAACGTATGCGTCTCGACACGTTGGGCAACGTGATAGTTGGAGGAACTTACTTCGGTCAAGCCGGTTCCTGCTCAATAGATCAAGACGGAAATATAACGCAGGTATCTGCATCTGGAGTGGCAAGTTCATCTCTTTTTAGTGGTATTTCTGGGGTTTCTAACGGATTTCAGATTCAAACTACTGCCGCAAATAAACACATTTACTCATTTCTAAATGGCCCGAATGTTGCGGTAAAAATCGATGACAGCAGCCGCGTTGGTATTGGTACGACGACGCTTTTCAATCCTCTTACTGTTAAGTTAACTCCAAACACTAACTCAAAAACTTCTGGCTCTGCTTTTGATGGGGGCGCTATAAGATTAACGTCTACTAGTGGCCTATCAGGAACAAACTCAGAAATGGCGATATTAGCTGGCGCGGAAGATACTCTTTCCGCTGGTATCGGCTTTGCTCGTCAGAACGGAGGCGATTGGGGTACGCAGATCAGGTTCTATACCCACGGCACAGCTATTACGACTACTGATGAGCTAACAGAAAGGATGCGACTTGATGCCAGCGGCAACTTGCTGGTTGGTACTACTTCAGCTTCAGGAAAAATTACTGCAAGTAACGGCGGCAGTGGTACTGGGGTTTATGTTCTTCAAAATAGCTCTGGAACCAACTTTACTCCTGTGTTAATTCACAACGATTATATTACTGGCGGAAATACAGGAACCTTGATTAGTTTTGAGCGCTTTGATGGCGTAGCAGTAGGTAGCATTCGCGCTACAACTTCAACTACTTCCTATAACCCATCCTCAGACGCTCGCCTAAAAGAAAACATCAGAGATTATGACAACGCGCTTGTTGATGTAATGAAGCTAAAGCCTCGCAAGTATTCATGGAAATCTAATGGGGCAGAGGACAGCGGTTTTATTGCTCAGGAATTGATGGAAACACCTGAGTTTGCTAATCGTGTAAACCCTATTGATGATGATTTGGACGATCCGATGTATGGCGTTGACTACATGAAGTTTGTGGCAGTTTTGACCGGAGCCATCCAAGAACAACAAGCAATGATTCAAGAACTCAAAGCCGAAGTAGCAGCATTGAAAGGAGCATAAAATGCCATTTTTAGGAAAATTTCCAACACAGATTGTAGACCCAGAAGTAGACATTGATGGAGGAGCCATTGATGGTGTTACTATTGGGGCAACAACTGCGTCCGCTGCTACAGTAACCACGCTAACTTCTGGAAATATTACTACTACTGGCTATATTGCTGGGCCTTCTACATTTACTATCGACCCTGCGGCCGTAGGCGATAATACTGGAACTTTAGTAGTTGCGGGTAATTTACAAGTCGATGGTACTACTACGACTATCAACTCGACTACAATGACAGTTGATGATTTGAATATTACTCTTGCAAGTGGCGCGGCAAACGCAGCCGCTGCAAATGGTGCTGGTATTACAGTTGATGGTGCAAGTGCTACGCTGACTTACAATGGTACGAATGACGATTGGAATTTTAATAAAGGTTTAAATGTATCTGCTGGGCATGTTTTTGTAGATAATAATTATGACCTTAGATCTTATGATACTAGTGCTAATGCTAGAACGCTAGTTCGAATTAACTCTTCTAATGAAGCCGAGTATGGGTGGAGTGGTGCCGGTCCAGTTAAATTTATGGGCGGAGGTTCTTATACCGAAAGAATGAGAATTCATACTAATGGCAACGTTGGGATTGGCACTACGAGTCCAGACCAAAAATTAGTGGTTGATGGTAAGTTAGCTTTCTCTTATAACAGCGCTATCTCTGCATATACCATAGGCAAGTCTAGTGATTCATATGGAATTACTTATTACTCGGGCGTAACAAGCGATACAACCAAGATAGCTCATACTTTTGCTTCCGCTGTTAATAGTAATATTTTAAACATGACCTACGGCGGCAACGTTGGTATTGGCACTACTGGAATGACTCAAGGCGGCGGCGGCCCGTTACAAGTATATTCTGCAGCAGGATCACAGTTAATTTTAGGAAAATCTACCGGCGCACCTTCAATATCGTTTGGCTCTACAACGACTCAATACGGTTTGCTTGAAGGAATAAATGGTGGTGGGTTTAAATTTTATACAGGCAATGGAACAGTCAGCAGCAGAATGGTTATTGACTCTAGCGGCAGCGTTGGTATTGGCACCGCGAGTCCTGCTACACCGTTACATATTAATGGCACAACAGCGGCTCAGATAAGAAGCGAAGCTACTACAGGTTTTGCTGGTCTACACAACAAAAACTCTAGTGGTAATTTTTATCACATGATAGACAACAGCACTGGTGCTGGCTTTAGCTCAGGTGCTTACGCAAGAGTTATATATTCTGATGGTGCCTACCCAATGGCGTTTTATACTAACGCTAACGAACGTATGCGCATCGACTCCAGCGGCAACTTGCTGGTTGGTACTACTAATGCTAACCCTACCAGCGCAGGTGTCAATGATGCCGGTGTAGAACTGTCTAATACAGGCGGTGTCAGAAGCACCGTAGCATCTAACCCTGCGGCAACTTTCAATCGAAAGACGGATGACGGAGCTGTTGTACTTCTACGCAAAGATGGTACCACTTTGGGTAGTATTGGTATTGAGGGTGGAGATAGTTTATATATTCAAGGAGGTACTACTGCTGGTGCTGGTTTATTGTGTCATGGCGCGGCGGCAAAAATATTGCCAGTTAGAAACGGCGCTTCCATCGATGCTACGATTGATTTAGGTCAAGATAGTAGAAGATTTAAAGACCTCTACCTATCAGGCGGCGCATATCTCGGCGGTACTGGGTCAGCTAATCATTTAGACGATTACGAGGAAGGGACTTGGGATCCAACGATCACAGGAAATAGTGGAGCTTCTGGGCAAAGTTATTCTACGCAAAGAGGAAGATATAGAAAAATTGGAAATGTAGTCCATATTACATTTGATGTTCAATTAACTAATGCTGGATCAATTAGTGGAACTTATATGGTTTTAGGTGGATTACCTTTTTCAGGAGATGGTGCTAATGTTGGAGGTGGTATTGTTACAACATATTCAAGCGGCTGGGGATCAGGTCTCGTTGAACCAATATTGGCTTATATAAGTGGCAGCCTGTGCTATCTTATGGAAGGCGGCAGCACCGGCAATGATTATGTTTTAACAAATAATAATTTTCATTCAAGTAGTAGCCGTTTAATAGGCTTTGGCATAATTATAGTACCGGCGTAATAATTACCTCACTCGGAGATTGGGGCGAACCAAAGGAGAAAGAATGGCTATTCAGACTAGCGGATCAATTAGTCTTAACGATATTCATGTAGAGGCTGGTGGAGTCTCTGGTACAACTTGCACTATTAATGATGCAGATATTCGAGCACTTATTAGTAAAGCCTCTGGCGTTCAAATGAGCTTTAATGAGTGGTACGGAGCTTCTTCTTCAGTATCTCTTGATTTTCGTATTTATGGGGGCAGAGGTGCTGCAAATACTAGCGGCAATTATAACGCTCAATCAGGAAGAGGTTATGGCGGCTATACTCGTTGTCAAGTAGCCGTTCCCGGAGGCACGCAATTTCAATTATATTCTGGAGGACGAGGTACCAATGTTCCCAGTAATGGTGGTAGAATAGACTGGGGAGCCCCTGGAGGCGGCGCTTCTGTAGTTCGCTGGACAAGCGGAGGTGTAATTCTCGGAATTGCCGGTGGAGGAGGCGGTGGCGGTGGAGAAGGTTATGGCTATGCAGATCCTTCAGATGGAAGAGGGGGCAACGGAGGTGGCGCAAATAGCGGAGGAAACGCGGGCTCGGGTGATAATAGCGTATGGATTGGCGGTGGTGGTGGCGGTGGCTCCGGCGGTACAGGAGGCTCTGCAGGAGCATCGACAAGAGGAAATCCCGGCAATGCAGGAACATCTACAGCAGGAGGAAGCGGAAAGAATCCTCTTACTTCCTATGCTTATGGAGCAAATAGTCTAGGATATAATGGTGGTTACGGCGGAAACGGGGCTTCTGCAGGCGACGGTTTTGGTGGCGGTGGCGGCGGAGGCTACGGAGGCGGCGGTGGAGGAGGCGGCAACGCCGGCGGAGGCGGAGGTGGAGGTGGTGGAGGCTACGGAAGAACTTCTGCCTATAGCGGCTCTTCTACTGTGACAGTTACGGGCAGTAATGGCTCACGAAATGGCGTAGGATATATTTATATTTACATCGGAGCAACTCTAGTAAAGAATGTAACGTCTAGCGGCTCCTCAGCAAACTCAGGAACTTATACGGCATGAACTATACTTATGAAATAATAGAATATAACGCAAACACTCTTTCTATATCAGTACGATATACTTCAGATAACGAAAATCATCAAGAGCTAGTACAAAGTTTTAGATTAGGGGATTTATCGGAAGAGGCAGTTAGAGATCAAATAGAAACTTTTGCTCATGTTATCTGTGATACATGGGAAAAATCTGTAAATGCCCCTCCTATGCTTGCAGAGTCTTTAACTGGTCCTCAACCGGCTGTGCGAGAAAAGCTAAAAGAAATACTTACTGAGCCAGAGCCTGAGTATAATTTTGATACTCAAAAATTAGTTTCGGCGGTTCGACAAACAGAGGACAATATTATAGAGTATTGGGAAGTCGTAGATTTAACAGAAGAAGAGTTAGCTGATAGAGCACGAGGAAAGCGTTTTTATCTCTTAAGAGAAACAGATTATTTAGTATTTTCTGATACTCCAGAGGCTTCCCAAGCGTGGCTAGACTATAGACAAGCACTACGAGATATACCCGCTCAAGCAGGATTCCCTACTAATATAGTATGGCCGACTCAACCGGAGTAATTAATGTCAAAATCTAAAGGAAGAAAACTAGCAGAATGGCTTCGTGGGCTAGAAACAGATGTATCTGGAAATGTAAAAGCGGGTAAGAATACTTTTCGAGATGCCTCTGTTGAAACTGCTGCAATTAAAGATGAGAGTGTTACTTTTGCAAAACTGCACAATGATGCAGTAGTTACTGCGTCAGAAGAAATTGCAAATCATGATACTGATACTGCTCTTCCTACTTCCGCTGCTGTAATTGATTATGTAGCAAGTCAAACTTTAAGTGGACCTACCGGACCTACCGGACCTACCGGACCTACCGGACCTGCGGGACCCGCTGGAGCGGATGGAAGTATAGGAGTTGATGGAGCAGATGGACCTACCGGACCTACCGGACCTACGGGACCTACGGGACCTGCTGGAAGTAATGGATCGCCTGGGCCAACAGGACCTACTGGCCCTACTGGACCTACTGGACCCGCGGGTTCTACTTCTTATGATGCAGGAACTGTAGGCGGTTTAAGTGCTTCTCAGTTTCTACGCTCCGATGCTAATGATGTTACCAGCGGAAATCTTCAAGTTACGGGTGCTACCTACGGAGGTATTTCCATTGGAGAAGCAAATACCAATTATGACGGGTGGAATAGGCAGTTAAATATTCATGGTAGCGGCCATGCAAGAGTTAATGTAAAAACAGCTAATGTACGAATGGGTATTTACGCACATGACTCTTGGCATGGTGGTACCATGGGGCATGTAGGTACGTACACCAACCATCAATTATCATTTGTTTGTAATGCTACTCAAAGGGCCGTGCTTACTACTGCTGGCTCTCTATCTACTGATGTTCAAGGAACTCTTTGGGGTGCTACAAACGACGGCGCTGGCTCAGGTTTAGATGCTGATACTGTTGATGGGCTACAGGCTTCTAGCTTTTTGCGTAGCGATGCTAATGACACGGGCACGAATATTACTCTTAGCTCGTTAACTCTTGGTGATGCTACTTTAACCCACTCTACTTCACACTCTTGGAAAACATTAACTATTCAAAATGCTGGGGATAATAACGAAGCTTCTATACATGGTTTAGATAGCACCGGGGCTCAACAGTTTTTGGTTTATGGAGGCGGCGGCTCTCAAGGATTTTTAAGTTCAGCATACGCATGGAGATTGAAACTTCCAGATAGCGGTTCTTTTACGCGGGATAATACACATACTCTATGGGATTCAGGAAACGACGGCTCTGGCTCTGGCTTGGATGCTGATTTGTTAGATGGTACAGAACTTTCTGCTATAAAAACCAACAGCTCTACTGATAGCAACGCTATCTGGATTCGTAACGATGCACCGACAATATACTTCCGCGATACCAATCACCGCGGTGCTATGCTTCATAATAACAGTAATCTAATGTACATATTACGCGGAAACCAGGCTACGGATTCTACGTCTTGGGGTACCGTTAACAACATGTGGCCGGTGTATTGGAACCTAACAAATAACGATGCTATTTTTGGGGGTAACATCACCGCTCAGTATAATATTACTGCTTACTCATCGGATGAAAGATTAAAAACCAACATCAAGCCTATTGAAAATGCAATAGATAAAGTTAAACAAATAAAAGGTGTAACGTTTGACTGGAATGATAAGGCAGACGAATTGGGTTTTAAGCCAGAGACAAAGTTTAATGATGTCGGTTTGATAGCACAAGACGTAGAAAAGGTTATGCCGCAACTAGTTAAGTTAGCCCCGTTCGATACGTTTTCACCGGAGCCGAATAGCAAAGAAGACCAATCACACAAAATGGGTACATCTAAGTCTGGTGAGAATTACAAAACTATTCAATACGATAGGGTGTGTGCTTTGCTAGTCGAAGCAATCAAAGAGCAACAAGCTCAAATTGAAGAACTAAAGGATAAATTAAAATGAGCGTAACATATACATATAACGCACCAGAAGGTGAAAATACAACTGTAGAGGTAACTTTTACAGATGGAACAATTACACACACTCGCGGCGTAAATGCAGTCTTTACTGATGGAGCATACGATGCGGAAGCTACAGAAATTCGTGTTTCTGAAGTAGCGAGAGGTGTTGAACACAAGATTGCTGTTGGTGTAATTACTGCTCTGGCAGAAGACCCCGTTGAGACCCCGTAATGGTACTATATAAGGTATTAAAAAAGGAGGCTTACGCCTCCTCTCCTTCTTCAGCCGGTGCGGGCTGAGGTTCTGGTTGAACCTGCGGGCTCGCTTGCTGTTGAATTTTAGTAATTACTCCCATACTTGCTTTCGCGGGGAGCTCTCCCAATCCGCCTAGAATTACATTGATCTCTTCTAGAGAAAGGTCGAGATTGATATTTTCATTCGCCATAATAGGTTCCTATTTAAATATATCTTGCCAGTTACCCGTAGTACTAGCTCGAGCGTACTCGGTGGCACGGTTTTCAAAAAAGTTAGTGTGCTCTACCCCGTTCAACATATAGTCAAGCCAAGGTAGAGGATTATTTTCACTTCCAAAAATTTTCTTCATTCCTAGACCAAGAAGTCGACGATCTGCAATATATCGAATATACTCTTTTACTTCCTCCGCTGTTAGATCAGGCACTTCCGCACCTTCAAAACATAAGTCAATAAAAGCATCTTCAAGCTCCACAGTGCGCTCTGCGGCACAGTAAATCTCATACTTTAGATCATCGTTCCATAGCTCTGGATTCTCTTGAATAAAAGTACGGAATAGTTGTGACATACCTTCAACGTGCAATGTTTCATCACGAATCGACCATGTAACAATCTGTCCCATACCTTTCATCAAGTTATGTCTTGGAAAGTTAAGTAGAATAGCAAAACTACTGAACAATTGTACTCCTTCTGTAAATCCAGAGTAAATTGCCATTGTTTTAGCGATATTCATTGGAGTATCCATTCCAAAGTTGGAAAGATGCTCGTGTTTATCCATCATTGCTTTGTGCTCAAAAAACTTTTGATATTCGTCGTCACCAAAACCAAGAGTTTCTAACAATAATGAATATGCTTCTTGATGCACTGCTTCCATTGCTGCAAAAGCAGATAGCATCATTCTTACTTCAGGCTGCTTAAATGTTGGTAGATAATGCTTTGCATATCCACAACAAACATCTACATCAGCTTGTGTAAAGAATCTAAAAATCTGATTGATAAGTCGACGATTCTCAGGAGTCAACTTATCTCGATAGTCTCGTAAGTCATCTGCAAGATTGACTTCATCAGGAAGCCAGTGCATATGCTGTTGAGTTTTATAGTGTTTAAAAGCCCAAGGGTAATTAAAAGGCTTGTAATATTCTCTTTCTGTCAATAAATTCATTCAATGCTCTCTAAGACTTGTGCTAAGTCGCTATATCCCCCGATCCAAGTATCCCCAATAAGTATCTGAGGTACTGTTTTTACATTGGGAAATAATTTACTAAATTTTAACATATCATGGCTTGCTTCGATCTTTTCGACTTCAAACCCCTTACTTTTTGCCAAATCTACTGCCAAGTGACAAAATCGACAATCTTCCATACCCCATACTGTTATTTTATCCTTCACAGGCAAGGCATCCTTCATCATCTATGCTTTCAAAAATATACTGTCGAAGAGCTTCATCAGATACATTTTCCGCACGTTTATACGCTTCACTTCGCAAATAGTATAGAGTTTTTACTTTTTTCTTCCAAGCCATCATATGAATAGCATGAAGTTCCTGCTTTGATACGTTTGCAGGAAAGAAAACATTTAGGGATTGACTTTGGCAGATATATTGTTGTCGATCGGCTGCAAAATCAATAAGCCATCTTTGGTCAATTTCAACTGCGGTTTTAAAGACGTCTTTTGTAAAGTCATCAAGAAAGTCAAGATGCTGAACTGAACCGCCGTTTGTAACAATACTTTTCCATACTTCATCGTTATCTTCTCCTATCTCTTGAAGAATGTGCTCAAGGTACTCATTTTTTTGAAGACTGGATCCGGATTTAGTCTTCTGAGTAAACGCGTTAGCTCTGTAAGGCTCAATACTAGGGCTAGTGTTACCGCAGATAATACTACTACTAGCATTAGGAGCAACAGCCAAGAGATGAACATTGCGAACGCCATAACCCACTGCATCAGGAGCTTCGCCCCTTTCTTCAGCCAATTTACGAGTTGCATCTAGCGCCTCCGTTTTTATGTGGCGAAACATTCTCATGTTTGCGCTCTTCGCCATTACCCCTTCGAGTGGCGTATGGTGTCTCTGAAGATAGGCATGAAAACCCATTGCTCCGAGACCAATACTTCTTTCTTGTTCTGCACTATGTGCTGCTCTCCACAGCTCGTTTGGTGCATTCTCAATAAAGTGTGTAAGAACATTATCAAGCATTGCTACTAGGTCAGGGATAAAATGCGGGTCGTGCTGCCACTCATCAAATTCTTCCAAATTTACACTTGATAGACAGCATACTGCTGTACGGTCGTCGTCTGTTGCAAGAGTAATTTCACTACAAAGATTTGAGTGATGAACTTGTAATCCTTTATCTTTCTGACACTGAGGCAAAGCATCTTGCACAGTATCATTAAACATAATATAAGGTTCGCCAGTTTCTACACGATTTTGAATAAGTTTTACCCAAAGTGTTTTAGCGGATACAGTCTTTGTAACTCTGCCAGAATGAGGATCAATCAAGTCCCAGGAGTCATCAAACCCTTCTTCTCTCGTAGCACCTTCGATAAGTTCCATAAAAGCGTCTGGAATAATTACTCCATGATGCAAGTTTACAGACTTACGATTTACGTCACCACCAGTCGGCTTACGAACATCCAAAAATTCTTCAATTTCAGGATGTGAAATGTCAAGATATGCAGCGTAGCTTCCTCGACGAGTAACACCCTGGCTGAACGCCAACATTTCTGCATCTACTACTTTCAAAAAGGGAATAACACCCGTACTTTCGGAGCCATTGCTCGTTTTCGAGCCTACGCTCCTGACCCCGTTCCAGCACCCGCCAATACCCCCACCAACACTGCTAAGGAAAGCATTCTCGGTGTAGTGATTTGTAAGACCTTCTCTGCTATCATCCACATAGTTGAGAAAGCAGCTAATAGGAAGGCCGCGAGTAGTGCCTCCATTAGAAAGTATAGGGGTACTAAACATAAACCAGAGTTTACTAGCATAATCATACAATCGCTGTGCATGAGCTTCATCATTAGCAAAAGCCTTTGCTGCTCGTGCAAACGCGTCTTGAGGAGATATTTCTCCATCAATTAAATATCTGTCTTGCAGAGTTTTCTTACTAAACTCTGATAGATATCGATCTCGTCGATAATCTACTGTTACATTAAACGACACTTAACATTCTCCCTTGTATATCTGATATATTATCAGGCCCAATCGCATCATCGCAATAAGTCATTAAATCCATAAGTTCATAGTTTTCTAAAATTTGTTCTGCATTTTCATTTAATGCTTGAATAAACTTATATCGACTATCAATTGGAGTTGCATCATAAATACTCATTGCATCCCCATATTCTTGAATTAGCTGTACAGCTCTCTTTGGCCCTATTCCAGGTATGCCTGGGACATTGTCGCCTTTGTCTCCTGTGAGACATTTAAGAGAGATGTATTCTTCGGGAGAACATTCATAATGGTCAGACCATGTATCAAGCGTGACTTCCTTCCTCGTCACATATGAGAATCGTCCAACATTTTCTTGAATGAGTAAATCCCAATCTCTATCACTCGAAATAAGCCAAATATATTCTAAACCATACTTATTTCTTTCTTTTACCAAGTGAGCGGCAATATCATCTGCCTCTACACCTTTGTATCGAAGAACAGGGTATCCTGCTTCTTCTAATACTTCTAGTGATGCTTCGAATTCTTCGAAAAACTCTTCAAATGCGATTCGTTCTTCTTCAGTTTGTTCTGCAAACTTTTCTTTTCGATTTTGCTTGTACTCAGAATTAATACCTTTTCTATAGCTAGAAGACCCCCAGTCTGCTGCAATAATTAAATTTTTACAGTCATAAGACTTTGCAAGAGACTCTACAGTACGTTGATAATCATATCGAAAGTCTGTACGTCCTTGATGCTTCCATCGAAATGCTAAGTTTAGCGCATCTACTATAAGTGTAGTTTTATCACTTGGATTCACTATTTTTTCACTGAAACTGAATGCCATTTCTTAAAAACTCCACTGTTTCATTCTCTAGCCAATCTTCGGCTAATAATATAAAACAATTTAAAAATTGTATGTACATCCACTCGTCTGTTGCATTTGGCTGTAAATTTGTTACAACAAATACCGGAGAGCGATTATACTTAAAAAACAGCAGAGGCTCTTGCTCCCCTCCTGCGGCTTGTTTTTCTACTTTTCTCCACCAGCGAATAAGATTATTTGTCTTTTTCGCAGTAAATATCTTATCTGAGAGAGGTGATTCTGAGTAATTTTTTACTTCGATACAAAATCTATTTTTCTCATTCGGAACATATAGATCGCCCTTTAAATACTCAAGAGCCCCTGAATTAGGGACTCTTTCGAATTGTAAGTTAGTAGCAGTACGAAGCATATCTCGAACAAGGTATTCACCTCTCGCTCCTTTTGCTCTACTGTCAACCATCACATATTTCTCTTAAAATATCTATCTTTTCCTTATATTCAGCAACTTTACCTAACTCATCCTCTAAAGCTCCCAATACGTCTGGATGCTCTCCAATTCCTACTGGATTTTCAAGATAAATTTTTACGTTTGCTGCATGATACTGCATTTTTCCTGAGAGATATAGTCTCAGAGCATTTTCCGTACTTTCTCTCGTACTCATCTTTCTCACTTTTTAATTCCTCCTTCTTAGATTTGACTAATAGCCACATTCTTCGTTGTGCTGCCAACCTATTGTTTCTCATTCAAGTGCGCTCACATTTTCTCGTTTTACGACTTCAATTTTTTCTAATAGAGGATGAGTCCATCCATGACTAACTACATAAGTAT